TTGTGTGAGCAATCGTAGCGGACTTGTCTGGTAATCGAGAGCATTGGCGTTTTCCTTGTTCCATTGGGCCATCCCTGAACCAGCATTAAACTCGCGAAACAATTGACCTTTAATGAGTTGTATAGCTCCAAGCCCAAGTCCGGCCGCGGCTGCGACACCTCGGAAACTCGGCATTGAGAAAAATCCTCCGCCCTCTCCACCACCGGAGGCCTGTTGAGGAGACGGTGGCGACGGTACGGCAGGCGTTGGCAAGCCCGGCATCCCCGGCGGTGCCGGGTTCCCCGGTGAGCCTACGGGCAAGCCAGGCATCCCAGCGGGCCATTGGCTGGGCTTCAATGGCATTCCACCGCCAGTCCTAGCGGCTGCTATAGGGTCGGCCCCAATGCTTACAGCGTGCAACATCCGCGCTTGGATGGCCTCAAACGATTCTGGAAAGCTCCGCTTGGCCTGGGGCTGACTTGCGGCCTGAATTTGGGCTACTTCCTGATGGACGGTCTGCGAGACGGCCGGCGACGGCAATGAGGGCATTCCTTGGGGCCATTGATCTGGCCGCAACGCCTTCGCGGCCGGTGGCTTACTCGCCACCTGAATCTGGCTGATTCCTTCATGGACTGCCGGAGGTACGGCTGGGTTTCGCAATCCGGCTTGGGCGAATTCTCTCGCCACCGGAGACGATGCGGCTTGTGCGAATGCCGTCGCGGCCGCTGGCGATACGCCTCGCGCCAGGTGCTCGGTGGCCGAAAGCGTCTTCTTCCCTTGCTCGACGAGCTGCTTAATGCCCTCTGCGGCAATGGTAATCTGTTCGGTGAGTTTATCTTCGGAGGGCATTATCTAGGCATCGTAAAAGCGTGCTGGATCGAGTTGACGAGCAACCGTCTCAGATCATGATTGCTCACGTAGTTACTGTCCTTGTCGATATGGATTCGGCACAATTCCTCAATCTCGCTGTTGGTCAATCCCTGGATCTCCGCGACACTGAGGAACGGGATCAAGAGCCAGGGATTTCTTTTTTTCCGATTGAGTCCAAGTATTCTTCGACAAGTTGCCCCCACAGTTCCTTAAACTCGGCAGGGTGCCCGTCGATCAACGCGGCCATTTCATCTTCGAGCACTGCGCTTCCCGCCTGAGTGAAACATTGCCACATCAGATACTTGAAACCCTCCTTGGTCCGCATCCAGCGCTCATTCTCTGACGTGCCGAGTTCGTAGCCGTGATTCTTAGACTTGAAACGGTGCGTTGAAAGGGCGCGGTCGAATTCGTCGATCGTCAATTCCGCCTGGCTTTCGCGGAGCAGGCCCAATTCATGCCGTTCGACCCACCGCTCCCAATCCCCCTGGATTTTTTGGGTCAAATAACAGCACTTGTAAGCTTGTCCGCCGAGATCGACTTGGATCGGTTCCGAAAGCATGGTTAGTATCCTGCGATCCTTCCGGTGAATGATTGCCAACGCCAGAGCGCTCGCAGTCCTATTACGTATACTACAGCGCCATTGGCGGCTGCGCGAACGTCTAAAAGCGTTACGAGGGCTGGCACGAGTGCAGCGGGGTCGGACGTACTGGAATTGGGCGTTAATGCAGCGCCGATCTGGCGGCCTACGCCGATAGGAAGATTGACAAACGGATTGTAATCTGACCTCATGAAGCCGGTCACGACTAAATCGGAAGGCAAGAACTGTCCGGTGAGCGAATCGGAGAATTGACCGCCAGCGGACGAATAGATTGTTCGTACGTTAATCCGCTCTGGAAAGAACCAGTCGGTTGCTGGAATTGCAATCAAGCTGCCTGGTCCGCTACGAATCGGACCCAATTGCAATTTGGCGGAATATCCGGGGTAAGCGGCGAACGGGCCGGACATAGGAACGGTCTCCTATGCGCTGGTGTTCGCAAAGTCCGTAAACACCTCGTCGTAAATCCAGAATCCGGAAACGATCGTTTGCCCCGGAGCAGACGATTTGACGTGCCACCGCTTGCAGATTGCATTGGCCGAACTGCTGATGACGCTGTTATTGATATAGAGCGCCATCGTGCCGACGAAGCCGACTTTGATCCCATTGACCGATTGCGTCAATTGGTCAAAGACCCCTGTTCCCGAGCACCAACCCGTAATCAAGCCAGGCGTATGGCTCATGTAACCCACTGTGGACAACGGTCCGCGGGCTGCTGAGACCTGATTGAACGCTGGCGCGTTCTGTACGTCCATGTCGTCTTCATAGTCGTATTCAAACAGATTGAGTTGAACGCCATTGAAAACGATTTTGGCGACGTAACCGGCTTGCGGTTGATATGTGGCGCTCATGCGTGGGCCGCCTGATTGCTAGAGGTGACGAATAGCAGAGTAACGTCGGTGGCATTATTACCGATGCCCACCAAGAGTGTTTTTACGCCAGTGGCTGGAGCGTCCGCAGTGAAACCGCCCGCATTGGCGGATTGGATATAGAGCACGCCAGCGGCCACAGTTCCGCCGACCGTGACAACGGACCCGGCGCCAGCCCAAGTGACCGGTTGACCTAGGGCGGCATTGCAAAGAGCCATGCCTACTGCCAGGGCCGTCGTGGCGGATAGATCACCATCCGCTAGTTGAGCCAGTTGATTAGCGTCAATGTACAGCGTCTGGCCAGCGGTGAATGCGGCCCCGGTGATATTGGTTTGCGAAGTACCGCTTAATTTCTTGACATTGGCGGCGGTTACAGTAACGTCGGCCATGATTCACCTGTTGACAAATCTTGATTAAGAAATTCTATTTGGTTTATGGAGGTTATCTATGAACGGAAATACAACACATGGTTTGAGCAAAACGCCAGAATACGATTGTTGGAACAGCATGATTGGACGCTGTCTGAGACCTCGACATCCTCGTTTCTATGATTACGGCGGTCGCGGAATTACTGTCTGTAAACGATGGCTCAAATTCGAGAATTTTTTGGAGGATATGGGTAAACGTCCAAAGGGATTAGAGTTGGACCGGATAAATAATGACCGCGGCTATAGTCCCGACAATTGCTATTGGCGCACAAAAACCGAGCAAATGAACAACACGAGACATAATCGGGTGCTTGAATATCAAGGAATACGTCGAACCGTTTCTGAATGGTCGAAAATCACAGGCATCCATCATAGCATAATTCGCTCGCGGTTGAATTATGGATGGTCGATAGAGCGGATTCTCACGACTCAATCCATGAGACCTCGACAATAGCCGTTGTATAGTTGTAGCCTTGAGGTAATAGCGACCTGTCGTAATCCACGTCATCGCTCACGATTGAATTCCATACCCCCGCAACCGCCGCCAGTGCTGTATTTGGTCCCTGAAAATTGTTAATCAAATCCAGCTTGAATTGATTCGCATTTACGTCGACAGTCGGGTCTAAATTATTGGCTTGGACATAAACGACCTGATAGCGTTGGAGAACATTTCGATGCTGGAAAGCATGCCATTCGATCGTGGGTCTCGTAACTGGGCATATCCTAGTCAGCGGCAATGCCGCGTCCCATTCCATCACCTTCGGCTCGGTGGCCGTTTTAACGGTATAGCCCAGCCCTGTAAAAGTTGAGGCAAGCGAAGCCAGTATGGGGTCTGCGGTACTGGGCATGGTTACTCAAACTCAATGATTGCCGTCAATGTCGCTCCAAATGAGCCGTGATTCTTGGTTATCTCGCGAACCCTCGCGTCAGCGGAATAAGCGGTCGGATGATCGAAGTCCAAGCGACCGACTGCGCCAGTTGCAAGGTATACGGCATGACCAGCAAGCTGAGCAGCAACGCGAATGGCTTTTCCGCCCGCGAGTGACGGACAAGCGTTGACTTGCTCGTCGGTCCATTCAATCGTAGTTTCGTCTTCGTTGGTCCAGATCACCATTTCACGATCCCCCGATTCTAAAAGCCGTCAACCGCATCGCCTGCGAGCGGAACGCATCCACATCTACGTTCTCGACGATATACGTGTTCGAGGTCGTTGTTGAGCCGCCGGAAAATGCTTGGACTTCCGCGATTACAAACTTATCTCCACGCTTCGGAACCAATGTATCGTCGAACCATTCTTTCATCCAGATCGTCAGGGCGCCGTATTTCTTTTTCAGATCGCAGCCGTCAGTCAAGGCGCTGCGGATCGTGTCTTGGAACCAACAGTTGGCAACCGTATGCCCGCCATCCCAAACAGAATCGGCCGTGCGGACATAATACGTTACCGGCTGGAGGAAATCGAAAACCTTATAGTCCTGGGTGATGTCTGCGGTAAGCATCTAAAATTCTGCTATAATGCGAGCAGCCCGGTAGGCGCCGGGCTGCTCTAAACGATCGAAACCTGAATGGAGGTCACGATGTCTAAGATTGATCGTACCATACGACCCTATCGTCGGCACTACCACGGATTGACCAAAACGCGAATCCACGTTATCTGGTGCGCCATGCTCCAACGCTGTACGAATCCAGATTCCCATCAATGGAAATCGTATGGTGGACGCGGAATTACGGTCTGCGAGCGTTGGATGTCGTTTCCAAACTTCCTTGCCGATATGGGCCAGCCGCCGCCCCAAATGACTCTGGAGCGCAAAGACAATGACCGAGGATATGAGCCGCAAAATTGCATTTGGGCTACGCGCAAGCAGCAAGGCCGGAATCGCCGCAGCAATCGGATGATCGAATTTCAGGGACAGATTCATTGTCTTGCTAAGTGGTCTGAAATACTCGGCATTTCTCAAAAAACGCTCAGTACACGGTTGTGCGATTACGGCTGGTCAATTGAAAGAGCACTGACGGTCCCTACGGGGAAGTATGAATCCAAAATCGAATTTCGCGGCGAAGTTCATGATCTCTACGGATGGGCAAAAATCTGCGGGATGTCATATCAGGGGATTTGGGATCGGCTATTTAAATTGGGATGGTCGGTCGAAAGAGCATTGACACAGCCGCCTCGCCAAATGAAACGCAAGTAAGTTATCGCCCTTTACGGACCCTAAAATAGGGTAAATTCATGGTTTTGATTCCGAACCATTCCTTGATTCGTTTCTGGGCCATGTCGATCTGGTTCAGCAGGTTTGACGCTTGATTTACTAGATTCTGCCGGTATCCGTTCCAATCTAGGGTCTGTGAGCCATCCGGCCCAGAAACCGTGTAATTTGGCTGTGGGGTCGCGTTGGCCGTGACGAGCAAGGCGTTGACTGCGGCCAGTTCGGCTTGCAACGTCGTGACCAACGTCAGTTCATTGGCAATCAAAGTCGTTAAACTCTGATCGACAGCAGGCACGTCATTGCCGGTTGGCGTTGTCTGTCCCATTATCCGAACGCCTGATGAGTAAGACTAACCGGGCTGCCTTCACCGCGGATAAGCCGCAGGCGACGTTCGAGCCATTCGGTAAGGCACTTGGTTTCGGAGACGCTATTGAGGCCATGCCGCTGCAACAGCATCCGAGCCGGCCGCTCGAAGTCCTCGAAGAGTTGATCGAGTCGCTCCGCTAGGAAGCGATTCATCAAGACGGTATTGGGGTCGAAGATCGGCTTAGACGAGTTGGTAGCCGACTTTTTTGTAGATGTACTCATGAATGAACTTGCCCTTGCTGGCGGCTTGCCTCATCGCACCGAACCAAAAGAAAGCCAGCGAAGGATACCAGCAAGTCGCGCCATCATGAAACTGGATTGCAAGCCCCCCTTGTCCACTCTGAACCCAATAGCCAAACCTACTCACCCATGTTGACGCAGCGCCTTCGACCTCGAACCAACCTTGCCCGCTAATGAGGAAGTTCTCAAACCGTTCGATCCCCGCGTCACTCAGCCAGTTGCTGAGATCATATAAGTCTTTTCCGGCGCCTTGACCCCCGGCCGGCTTGAATAGTCCCCGATTCGCTGCCGACGCCCGTCGATAATCCTCTGCTCGTTGTGCGAGCGTCTTGACCGCATAAGCCGATGGTTTAGTCGGCATGTCATTTCTTGGCGTGCTTCGGTGGCTTGCCGGTCTTGAGCGCCTCGCCCGAGACAGACTGTGCGATCCGCGCGGCCTTACCCGCGGAATAGCCCTTATCCTTCAGGGAGTTGAATATCTTGTCTACCTTGGAGCCTTGTGGCATTTAACAGACTCTGTTATAATGCGAACAGCCGGATTGGCGTCCGGCTGCTCTAAACTTCACAACCTTTCTCGGAGGTCATGATGTCTGAAGAACAGCGTAAACCTGGTCGTCCTTGTCGTCTACTCGTTTCCGTAGGCGATGAATTCGGATTGCTTAAGGTTGTCGAGGTTTTCCTAGCTCCGTCCGGGCAAAAACATTTTCGTTGTCAGTGCAAATGTGGAAATCTAATCGTCACTCGGTCTTGGAATCTTCGCAACGGAGCTAGTGCCTGCAATAGCTGTGCTCACAAAACTCACGGCTTATCCCACACTCGCACTCATCGTGCATGGACCAACATGAAACTTCGTTGCTACGATCTCGATCACAAAAATCATGCTGACTATGGCGGCCGCGGGATTGTCGTTTGCGACCGATGGAGGAACTCGTTTGAGAACTTTTTGGCCGATATGGGCCTTTGCCCAGATGGCCTAATGCTTGATCGAATTGACAATGAACGGAACTACGAACCTGGCAATTGCCGCTGGACGGACTACAAACACCAGCAACGCAATAGACGAAGCAACACGAAATTGACATTCAACGGCGAGACTCTTTGCATCGTAGAATGGGCTGAAAAACTCGGCATCAGTCAGTACACAATCTCAATGCGACTGCAACGTGGATGGACTACAGAAAAGGCTTTGACGATACCTGTTATGGTCAAGAAGCCATACACTGTATAACGTATCTTGGGTTTAACACATACGCGGTCTTGCAGTCGAAACACCTGGTTTGTTTCTCAAGAACTCTGTTAAACATATCCCCGGCGCCGGGAATGGCCTCCTGATTGACCAACTCCTGCGCGGTCTGCCACGAGAACGCCTCTTCCGGCTTGCCGATCCACCAGGTCGTGCGGAGGATGTTCGTATTGCTGGCCGCGGCCGCGAGATCGCACAAGGCGCCGATATAGGCCGAGGCGATGACCTCGAACGGAATGACCGTCCCGATATTGGTATGCAGTTGCGGGGCGTAGTTCGTTGTCGCTGCCGTTCCGCCGACGGTGACGTATTCGACGGTTCGAGCAATTCGATCAGCGGTGAACTTCAGATCAGGCGAGCAAAACAATTTCCACGGCCCTTGACCGTAGCCGATCGGCAGTCCGGTCCACGGATCGCAAATCTTAGTGGCCGTGACATAGGCGCCGTTGATGCTGTTCTGGTCAACCAGCGGGTTGGCGCCCCAATAGGTCGAACTGGACGAACTGGTGAGGAGATTGATCCAATCCGTTCCGGCCGCGCTTTCGTAAGTCGCGTATTGCGTGCCCTTCCAGTTGTAGCGGGTACGCTTGTATCCGGCGGTTCCGTCGTTCGGGTTGGTGTCGGTCAAGGTGCCGACGGCTTCCATTTCACGGGTGACGGCTACGGCCTTGCCGAGCGATTCGTAACGTCGGAGAATCTCGCCGGAATGGTCACTGACCGACAATTCCCAAGAGATGTCGATGATCGCACCGACCTTGCGTTGCGCCGGGGTATCGACGTAATCTTCGGTCGCGGTCAAGTGCGGAAGATCTCGGCCCTCGGGCGTGCCTTGGAGAATCTTTTCCAGGCCACCGACGCCAGCGAACTTCTCGCCACGCAGGAACGTCGAGGGGATATTGCGGAACGTACGGGCGACGTTCATCTCAGCGTGCTCGTAAGCGCCGATGAGGGCATTGAAAAACAGTTGCGACGTGAGGGCCATGAAACTGCCCATCGTCGTGGCCGTCGAGGTCGATTCCTCTTTGATGAGTTGCGACGTTTGCTCACTGACAAATCCGTCGATCAGTCCCGTTTCTGGATTACGATACCGCCTGGAAAGATCATCGTAGGATTCCCCGATGTTCTTTAGATACACCATATCGGAAGAGACTTTGGAATCCTGAATCGCCAGCGGTCGCCCTGTCGCCTTGTCGCGAACGAGATACCGCGCAATTCGAGAAACAGGAGGTAAATCCGTCCAGCTTAGTTCGCCGCTACCGAGCTGCTCGCTGATTCTGGCACAAGCGATTTCCGCGGCTGGTCGCGGGTCGCCGCTTATGATGCGCTCGTATTCGCACTTAGTGACGAGCTGTTCAATGTCCTTTTCTCGGAAGGTTGGCATGGTCGTAATCCAGAATAGAGAGAACTGAGGGAATGTTTCGAGAACTTAGCCGTTGGGGATCGTTAAGCCGCGGCTGACGTTGGCTTGGATGTAATCGACGAGGAGCGTTTGAGCGTTGGCGGTCGCAGCTTGGGCGATCACGCCGACCTTCATGGCCGCCAGGCTCGCATAGAGCACCGGCAATTGAACAAGGAAATTGTTCTTGTCCTTCACCTGGACGCCGTTGATCGAGAAGCTCGCGAAGCAACTCACGCCGTTGGTTGCCGCCACGCTCGAACCCGTGAACGGCATGAAGTCAACGCGAAGGCAATACTGACCGTCGGCACAGATGAAGTCTGAACCGACGGTGGTTTGAGTCGTCTTGGTCGTGGCGTTGCTGACCTGAATACGCCATTGCGTGTCGCCCGAGAGCCGATAGATGATCGCGCCAGAATAGCTGGCCGTCGGGTCCACGTTGCTGCCGGCCGGAATGGCAACCGTGGACATGAACCCGAAATAGACCATCGCATTGTTCGCGGCTTGGCTCGTGAACTTGATTGTCGTTTCGCAGCCCATTGCCGCGCCGGTGGCGACCGGCAAGAACAAGGCATTGGTTGTGGCGAGACTGTAGTAATCCCACTGGGTCGTGGTCTTCGTGGTCAGCAAGAGATTGTGACCGCGGCCATTCGCGCCAAGGGCGGTTCCGTCCCAAGCGCTCGAGCCGGCCGAACCGGAATCAGCGACAGTGAACAGGCCGCCGTCGGTGTAGCTCAAGAAGTCATCGAAGAACGTTACATCTTGAGACTGCTGGCCCTTCGGGTCGAGGTGGGAAGTCTGGGCGACTTGCTGCATGATCGCGGCCATGAAACTGCTCCGACTGTAAAAGAAAAAGAGGCCGTGCGGACATTCCGCCGACCTCTCAACGAGTCGGAGTGTTGAGCCTCATGTCATCGGGTAGCTACTCCCGATTGAGACTCGAATGAATTGGCGGCGTTATGGACGCCGGCCCGAGGTTCGATTGTTCCTAGTTGCGAGTGAAGTTCGGCTTTTTCAAGCCATCGCCGTTCATAACGGGAACGGCAGTCTTTGATCGAGTTTCGAGCGGGTTACCGGCGTTCGGCGTGCGAGGAACCTTCTTGAAGGCTTCCTTGGATTCCGCTATGAGCTTGTTGGCTTCGGCGACAGCCTTCTCGGCGGCGGCTTGCTTGGTTTGCCACTGCTCTAGAGCCGCAGCGTGCTCAGGACCGCCTAGGGCCTGATATTGTTCGACGGTCTTGGCCATCGACGCTTCGCAGTCGTGAATCCGTCGCTCGTGTTCCGCATGGCGTTCGTGGTGAGTGCGGTGTTCGCCGTCGTGGCCATCAATCTTGGCTTGGTGCTCTTCGTGCCGCTTGGCGTGCTCGGCCAGCCTTGTTTCGTGTTCGTCGAGCTTGGCCCGCATTTCGCCGTGTTCTTTGCCCTGCTCGTATTGAGTTTCGGAGGCAGCAGCCTCGGTCATGGTAATGGCAGTGGCGGCATCGTCAACCAAATCGACGCTGAACAATTTCTTGATCTGAAGGCACTCGCCGATATTACTTCCTCCGGCGAAAATGCAATCAGCCGCTATGGAGAATCCGACTCCAGATGTTTCGTTGCGGTAATCCTCTAAGGCCATCTCGGCAAAGGGATGCTTCGGATTCAGCCGAACGTCACCATGCGTCGATTCGGTAACGGGATCAACGACGACCGTTCCCTTTTTAATGATTCCCAGTCGCTCTCCATAGCCTCGCTTTCGGTTGATCGGACGCTTACCGTCGAGATCGCCATGATCGACGTAGATTTTTTTCCCCTCGAAGAGCGGAATGGCAGCCTCTTGAACCGGTCGCGGATAGGTCCGATGATTGATACTGTTTTTCCCCAAGAGCTTGACGCCCTTTAGAGTCCACGGATCGGCCGGATCAACGGTCGCGCGTTCGGCGATGCAAACTTCAGAAATTACGCTCATGCCCCCAATCGTAAAGCGTCATCGGCCTAATAATCAGCCAGTTTTCACGAATTTCTTGCCAATCCTAGGATTTTCGTGTAGATTCTGGCTATTGGCTTGCAGGCTATCCCTTGAACAAATCGTCTCCGCGTCCGTGCCTTCTGTGCCTGCAAGCCAGACCGCACGGCCGGAGGCGTTTACAGGGAGGAAACGATGTCCAATTTACTTGACAAGCGCGATAGAAGTCTCTCGCCAATGCCAGGCGGTAGAGCAGCAATCGACAAAGCGGATAAGTATCGTTGGGCACGGCCAACGAGTCCTGGAGAATTTCGGTTAATCAGTAAGTCCGATCTAAATCTCGATGACCGCTATCAACGCGGAAAGGTATCGGAAACTGCGGTGCGAACTATCGCGGCCGAATGGGATTGGACTCTATTTGGAGTCATAAAAGTTGCCGAACGACCGGACCTCTCTCTTTGGGTATTCGATGGTGGACATCGAGTCCGAGCGGCTTTTTATCGGTCAGATATTTCTCAATTGCCCTCGATGGTTTTCCAACTCGCCGAACTTTCCGATGAGGCCAGAGCGTTCATTGCTGGAGCGCGAATGTCACATCGAATTAATTCCCTTGATACGTTTCGTGCTGCATCCGTCGCGGAAGAGCCGGGAGCCTGTAGAACGGCATCGTTGCTCTCTGAATTCGGTATCACGGTTCAGAAAAACGTGACGACCTCTCAACAATTGAAGTGCGTGCATACGATTCAACGATGTGTTGAAGAAGACAGCGAATTGGCAAAGAGACTCATTGGGCTTTCGCTTCAAATGGCGAATGAAAAGCCGATATCCGGTACCGTCTTCCGTGGATTATTCACGCTTGTACGGCACTACAATGGGCGCGACATACTCACGGAATTTGCGGATACATTTGCGAGGCTTACGCAAGATGAACTCGACCGAGCTATCAGACAACTCAAGGCAGAACTTGGGAAAGGCGGAGAAATAATATCCGCCAAAGGCATTGTTGCCGCGCTCAACAAGGGAAAGAAAACCAAAAAGCTTGTCTGGTAGGTTCTTAGGAAAAGCTGACGACGAGCTTAACGCCATTCTTCGTCAACGAGAATTCTCGGAGCGATCCAATCTGGCCGAACGGATTTGGCAAAACAGGCCTTTCCAGTTCGTATTCAGGTGTTGGAATTATGCTGAGTCTATCGCCCAGTCTTACGCCAAAAGATTTCAATGGATTGCCGCCGCACGTATAGCAATCCTCGAAACAGAATTCGCAAAGTGCATCGTCAAGGAATCGCCAATGTGAAAGCTTCGCGCCAATTTCTGCCCGTCCAACGACCTTCACTATTGACGACAATTCCATAGGTCTACTCGCTCACTTTCGGAGGCTTTGGGTTACCGGAATTTTCACCCGGCTTTCGGCCTTGGGTAGCGCCCTGCTTATCGAATTTGCCTTGGATGGCAGCCGTTTTTTCCATCATATCCAATTCTTCTTGCTGTTCTTTGGCGATGAACTTTTTCTCTTCATCGGGATCAAGGTCCATCCGAATTGCGGCAGTATGCTTGCTCATCACGCCGCGGTCGATCGCGCCGTTAATTATTTCTGCTTCCGCTCGTTTGTCTGGCGTCGCGATGATCGGAGCCGTTACATCAATTAGTCGTTTTGGAATTCCAGTACAACGAGAAATCAAGTCCAAGTCCCAAGACATCCAACGATCTTGTTTGCTTTTTATGACTTTTTCTTGCCAACTGTTTGCGACAATTCCGGCTGCGTAACTATCGGAATCGCCCCGATTCTGGCTGATGATTTCCGCCGGCAGTCCGCATTGCGTGGCCACGATTCGCAGGGCCAGATTGATCGGCTCGATCCATTGCCCGAAATTGTCCGCCCCGATGGTTTCGAGCGTCATGCTCTTTGGTACGTCAACCACGGCACCGCTTGGGTAGTTCTCGGAAGGCTGCCACGAATAGGGCGAAGCGAAAGTTTGAGAGTACCCTGTTGGCGCGCTCGCCTGGATATTCGCCTCCATGAACTGCGCCGATTCGTCAGGCGAGTTTTCCCATTTGCGGAAGAAGGCAAACTTCCCTTGGGTCTGTGCGGTATCGAGGAGTACGCACGAGAGTTGATCGACCTTGAACATTTGCGGGAAGACCGGCAGGAAGTGGCTTCTGCCACGCCTTTCGTTGAACATCAAATCCACCCGATATTGCATTTCGTCTTTGGGCACAAATTCTTCGCCTCCCGCGCCGCCGAAAATCGGCGATTCGTGAATCTCGTAGCCCAAGACATCTTCCCCGTCGTGGGTTGAACTGAGGATTCCTTGGTAGCGGTCGGCCATTCCATTCTTGCTTTCGGCCGTCGAATAAATGTAATCGGGGTCGATCACACGGAAGTCATCGCCGAATATCCTCACGAATTCCTCGCCCTGCACGATATACTCGATGAACATCCGTTTCGACTTCTCGTGATAGTCGCGCAGTTCAAGCCACTCTTCCAACGCCCTCTCGACGCCGGGGTCTTTGGAGTGGTATTGGAATCCCTGCCCCAGCGCGAGTACGGCCATGTAGTAGGCGCAGGCGTTGGCGATACCGTTGCTCAAATAGAGATACCGGGCCGTGTAGCGTTGGATGCGATTGAACCACACGGTATTTAGTAGGTAGTAGAGCGAAAAGAACGCGCCAGCCGCCCCTTGTCCGCCCCATGTCGTTCCCCACAATCCGTTGTCGCCCGTGAATGAGTTGATAAGCCCGGCGCCGGCGAACCCGCCAAGGTTGTCAATTTGCTCTTTGATGCGCGTCGCCGATTTGCCCCGGTATGCGGCCTTGCCGGAAATCAGCATCATCGACTCGGCGAGGTCGTCAGAATCGCGTGGCAGCGGATTGCGGCCGAATGAGAAGTGAGATTTTGGTATGGCGAGATCGCGGATCATCAAATACCTCGAAACTTAATCGTGCTGCATATCGGACACGGCAGTTTAACCCATTTCCGCCGGCAACACGGGCAGCGGACTTCGTTCTCCTCGGCTTTGTACTGTTCAGGCTTTAGTTGTCGCGGATGCTTTCCTTGGGCTATCCAATCCACAGTCATACGCCCGCAAATACTAGCCTGCCGCATAACCGTTCGGCGGCTAGCCCCTTGAGATAACAAATGCACGGCTAATCTGAACCGTCCGAGCGAGATCACCGGTTTCCCTCTCCGGCGTTTACTTCCACTGTCCATCGGCAATCAATCCAAAAACCGGCAGCGCCGGGCGAACCCGGACGCTGCCTAGCGAAGAACCCGCCGACACTTAGACCTAGTGGACGGTGGGAGTTCCGAGGGTAATGACCACGCCCGACGCCGGACCGGCGACAACGCTGACCGGAAGCGATACGGTAAACGGACCAACGCTGCCGTCCGTCAACGTTACCACGACGGTTACATTGGCCGTACCGACCGGTCCAACGGCGTGCATTGCCGAAGTCAGTCCGACCGGCGCATCGACGGTAAGAACCGCCGTGTTGTCGCTAGCGGCCGTCATTGTGGCGAGCGTGCTGATGTCCACGGAATTGCCAGCGGCATCGACGCCATTGACGGTAAAAGTATCGTCCTGATTATCGACCAGTTGAAAGGTCGACGTCGCGTCGCCGGGCTTGGCTGCGCGTGCTTTGGCCTTTGCGGCCGATTTCTTAACGAGCGTGATTTTGGGCGAAGCCATGACAAGATTCCTTTGCAAAAAGAGAACAGTGTTGAACGAAAACGAAGTATTTAATTGCTCCTATGCTGGGTGTTCGGTGGGTGTTCCTGGTTCAATCTGAATTCCGGTGACGACGCCCGTTCCGGCCAGAATCAAATCGTCGATCTGCTTGAGTTCGTCGATGATCGGCTGGAAATCGGCTGGCGTGTCGCCTGCGGCAATTTGCGCTTCAAGTTCTACGATCTTAGCGCGGAGGGCCGCGATTGTATCGCAGTCGGTTTTGATCTTAGCGGCGAGGTCTTTGATTTGCTGAAGCTGTACGGTCATAACGTCTTTCAGTTGGTTGTAGGCGTCGGCCAGTCGGCGTTGGTCTTCGCGGATAAGTCGCTGGTCGTTCCAGATTTCCTCGAGCCATTCGCGGGCGTTGCGTTCTTCGGCCATATCAACGGAACACCCCCAACAGATACAGGATCAACACAATAATTAGAATCGTTCCAATACCGACGCCGGGACCGTAGCCGCTCTCGTGTAAGCCGACTTGCGGCAATGCACCGAGCAGCAGCAGGACCAGCAACACTATGAGGATGATTCCGAGCATCAGCGAATTGGCCCCGGAGTCCAGAACCCGAATTGAATCAAGCCAAGAATCAGTACGCAGACCCAGGGGATCAACGTCGAGAATCCGTAGCCCGTCCAGTTCGGAGTCGGTTGACTTCCGATATACCAACCACCGCCGAACAGCCAAAACATCATCAGCACAACCCAAATTACACAGAGGATCATTGCATTACCCGCCTTTCACTTAACAAAATGAATTACGATGTCCACCGCAACCGCCAAAATAATCCCAACCGCCGCGATAGCCGCTATTGCGGTCGTTGTCGCCCCCAATGAGCCTTGCTTACTGCCTTCCACTGCTGTCAGCCGTTCTTTCAAGTCGTCAATCTTGTCGCTCAGGCCGTCCATCTGTTTCGTCGTGGCCCCTTCGCTCTTGGCAATCGCTTCCGAGTTTGCCACTTGCTGAGCTGCGGCCGATTCCTTTTGCGCCTGAAGCGCGGCTGTCAACGCGATGTCTCGCTGAGAGAACTGGGCATTGATCCCCTTGAACTTTTCTTCCTCTAACTCTTTCAGGCCGCCAAGCTCGACGCGAACATGGCTGACAACCGCCCCGTTGAATTCCTTGACAATTCGTGATACTTCCTCGTTGCCATGTAGCTTGGATTCAATCAGCTCCCGCAGCATGGCGATTTCTCGCCGTGATTGATCCAAAGTCCTTTCAGTCGGGTCCGGATTTAATTGCGATGCGCCGGGGCCTCTTTCATTTGCTGTCCCTCCGCGAATATTCGCTGCTTCCGACATCTCATCTGCCCCTACCTTCTGTCATTGTTGTGGTCTGACTTCTCTCGCCTGACTAACTCTGTTCTTTCCCGCTCGACGGACCGAACACCCTCAGCAAACGCTTGCAATACGGCCGTCTCCTTCGATAGCTCGATGATTTCATCCTCTTTCTTAGTCATCCGTCGTTTCAATTCCGTTACGTCCTCACGAAGGATGTCGATCTTCAAGTTTGCTGCCGATGCCCTCCAAATCGCCGTGAAGACCAAGGATACTATCAACCCCGCCGCGCCAATCATCGTCCAGGTAGCGGTGGGGTCCATTACTCATTTCAACGGTTCTTCTGGCGTAATTTTCGGGGGAGGATCGAAGTGCGGGAGCTTTAATTCGGGATGCTTGCGGTTGATCTTATCGACCCATTCGTTTCGGGTTTCCTGCAGCTGATCTTCAATATGGTTCAACCGCCTCGCAGTCTCGTCCTCTTGCTGTTGAATGATCTCGTCCGATTGCCTGCGATTACTCACTTCGACGTACAGAAAGAATCCGATAGCGACGGTCGAAAGTAGCATCGCCCAACCGAGGGCGCCGAGTTGCCGTTTCAATGGCACCTTGAACTTATCGGCCAGTTTGTCGGTCGGTTCCATGCGTGCACTTTGTCACTTCTAAGGCGCGAATCCGCTGCCCGTGGTCAACTATCGTCTCGTCTTTCGATTCCCTCCACGAGTCGATTTTCCGACTCCATTCGATCATAATATCTTGTTTCGTCACGATGATTGCCGACCGCCAGACGATAATCACAATCGTTGAAACCGCAAATACGGCGATTGCGCCCAGCTCGATACTCACTTCGAAGGCAAAAAGGATCATTTGCCATTCACCGCGACTTAATCGTCATGTTCCATTCGTTTATCGCCGCATTTACGAGCCGGTCCAATCCGCTGATTCGGTTGCCGCCGTGAAGGTCCATTTCGTTTAACCGAACGTGCCGGCCGGTGTCGTCGTTAAGCGTGATCGTGGCGAGTCGCGCATCGGCGAACCCTGACCGTAGTTCGAAATCTCGGCCGTCTCCTCCGGTTCTCCACACTTCGAGGTTTGCAAGTGCATCCATGACTGCCTCCATTGTCAGGCCGTGGAATTGAACCACGTCTTTCGCGAATACGGTTACAAGGCCCTGTTCGCAACGTGCTCCGTACACTAGCCAGACTCAAAATTGGCGTCGGCCGACACGCCCACCGCGGACGACCGACGCCTCCATGCCATTCTTCTCCGCAATCCCTTCACGGCATTCCCTGCCGTGCCGGTTTAATGATCGTGGCCGGAATTGCACCGGCTTTGCACCTATTTCTACCTGCGGCTTTGCGGGTTGCCGCGTCGGAGGCCGAGTGATTGAACATCCAGAGGTCGGAGTATCCAAGACGCCCGCGCCGAATCGTATCCGACTTACAGTCAACGCTCCTCTGTGCTTTGCCTCGTCATACGGGTCACTGTCCCCGCCGCACGATCATCTGAGGGCGCCCCTTATCGGACGGACCTCGTTACTCCTTCTACACATGGCAGATGAGCTTTATCAAAGCATCGGCCGCCGAGTCACCCGCCGCGGCTTACAGCGGCCGATGGGTTGCTGAACTACAAGCTCAGCGAACGCGATTCATCAAAAGCCGGTCGCCGAGGAGTGAAACCCGGCGACCGGCCAACGTAGTGCCGTCCAGGAGAACGGCATTACGGTTAACGTCCTCGTATAACGGTCCTCGTCCGCGTGGTTGTCACAGCGACACGCTGCCGCGAGACCTGCCGACCGCCGAAGAACCGACCACGACTGCTACCGACGAACACGTTGTTTGACGCATAGCCGTAGAACGGGGTTGCGAACGCGCTAAACGAGTAGAACGGCACCGCAACCGCCAAGGGCTGAGCCACTACGAGCGGCTGAGCGTAGCTCTGGACGACTTGCGGAGCGGCATAGGACTCGACCGCTTGCGGCGCGACGACCGCAGCGGCCTGCTGAGTCGCACACGCACAAGGCGCAGCGGTGGCAACCGTAGCGACACTCTGAAAGCCCTGTGAATAACCTCCCACGAAAGCTGGCTGGGCGATCACAGCCCCAACCTGCACCGGGCAGGCTTGGAGTGCAGACGCCGAGAGCGCGACGAGCGCAAACGCGACAATACACCGACGATGGAACAACCGATGTAGCAAGTGACGAATCATTTGATTCTCCTTAGTTAAGGTCCGATCATTTCCTCAGATACACATTTCCAACGCCTTCCGGCCACGGCGCCGCATATCGTTTTATATGCAAAGCCGGATTCTATGGCCAATTGCTTTCTGGTCGCTTCACCACTCGCAATCCTCCTTCTGAAATCGGCAACCAATTGAGCATTTAGTTTTGCCATTGGATGGTTCTCGCCCTCGCATCCCCTGCCCATTCGTTTTTTATCTGCCTCATTTGCCAAATGAGTGTCATAACGCAGATTTGACAACCGGCAATCCATTCTGTCGCCATTCCCATGGCACACTTCTTGACCATCTGGCCTAGGGCCGATCCACGCATTCATTACGAGGGAATGAATCCTTCTCGTGAGTTCCCTTCCATTCCTGTATAAGCCGACTGAGGCATATCCGATCCTATCAGGTCGCGTTTTTTTAGGTCTCCATGAGTCACAAGGCTCTCCATAGCGGGTTCGGTGTGACCATACGACTCCATCTGCCGATACGGCGTAACCTGGAAATCCCTCTATCTCCCTCGCTTCGACGCCTTCCGCTACAATCACGGCAGCCATTGGAATCCCCTTTCGATTTCAGTGGTTAGAGCCTGTCGCTTCAACGGCAGGCTTGTTTCATTTGTGACTTAACCTGTGGATCAAACTTCCGAGTTCTTCCGGCGACAGTCTCGGCTCTCCCGGAGGCGGCATCATCGCTGCCGGATCGTCGCTTGTAATTCTGTCGATGACCAATAGCCGCTTATCGGGCGCTAGTGACGCTAGCGTTGTAACGGCGCTCAAATCAAGCTTGGCGAACGCACTTTTCTTCTTGCCGGTCGGCGAATGGCATTGGACGCATTTGGCGAATTCTCCGGTCTCTGCGAACACGTCCGCTTGCGGCGGCCCGTTAGCTGCTGGCCCTGGTTGTGCTGGCTGATTTGCGGCTGGTCCAGGAACGGGCGGCGGTGGTCTATCTGCTGGCTGCGCCGCTCGTGCTGAAGGCTGATTAACGGCGTTCATTTGAGACGTTAGTTGCTGGACAACCGCGGACGCAATCGAGTTCGTGTCTACGACCACATTGACAGTAGGCGGCGGATTGTAGGCGTACTGATAGGGTGCCACCGCCGCAACGCCGATTCCCGCCGGAACGAATGCCGTCGTATAGGCGAAGCCCGTGTTGAATGTCTGTCCCACGGCCACGCGGCAGCCGGCGTCAAGCTGCTGGGGGACCATGCCGCAGACCATAGCGACGATTGCGATGCAGCGCTTCACTTCTTCTCTCCCAAACTGATGTGGACTTGCATTTGGTTTGCAGCTAGGTAGGCCACCTTCGCGTTCTCATAGCCATCCGCCGTGACGAAAATCTTGATAAGTGAATCATCCGCGAGTTCTCCGGCCGGAAGTTCAAAGACGAATTCGCCTTCATGTCCATAGGGCGGCTGTGACTTGTCTCCGAATTCGCGCGTGTAAAGAACTTGACCTACGCGATCCGTGACGTAAATCTCGGCGCGACCGCTGATGTGTTCTTTAGAGACATGCGAGCCATCGGCGTGATAGACGAATCCGCGAAACCAAGTCTTGTCGGCTCCGCGAGCAATCGCCGGGATCATGCCGCACAGTAGAGCGATGAGCGCGATTGTCCGTTTCATTTGGCACCTAACGTACTTGCCTCTGCGAATGACTGTTCGAACAAGCCTCTCAAGACTGGCGTACCCTTCAATAGTTGCAAGTTCCGCACGTCGGTACAGGCTGGCGAAATCGGCCCGCCAAGTTCCCGTCGGGCCATTTCCGGCGTTACGAGATCGTAGGCGTACATTCTCACCGCGTCACTAAAACCCTGTACGGCTCTGGCGCAGGTCCAGCCACCAGTTGCCGAATAAACCGCTGCGTCGTGCGTCTGACGATCAAAGGCCATTTGACGAAGTAATCTCGGCTCGTTGTAGAAATCACGTGCCCGCTGGATCGTGGCGTAGTCATAGCTCTTGAGATTGATACTCCCTCCGGCGAAGGTTTTTGATTGGTCGTCGCTCAGCGTCCGTAGCCCGCTCTCGACGTGGCAGCGGTAGCACGACTGCATCGGCACGACCTCCTTGTCCGGCGCATGCTGGTCGGTTGCAATAGAATCCGTGGCGACCTTGACCGGCACAGCATCTTGCCTCTTGCCGTTTTTGTCGAAGAGTGCTGTCCACCAAAATCCATTTGGCGCCATAGCAAACCACTCTTCCGCTTCATGCTGAAGGGCGAACTTACCGACCGAAACAATCCGCCGGGCCGGATCATGTTCCGCATCGACCTTCTCCACATCGAGCGTGTTATAAATTCCACCAAGTAAACCTTGCTTCCAGACGACTCGCCGCGTCTTGTCGGTAATGCCACTATTATCAAGATTGGCACCCGCGTCAGCCCGCAATCGTTCGATGGCTTTTTCATCTACGCCCAATCCTTTCAGAAATTCACCCTCAGTCGCGGGCAGACCAATGAATTCATAGTAGGCCGGCGGTATCGTCGCATTGGCTACGAAGTAATCCGCTCGCAGAATAGCTCCCACCGAGCCGGTGTAATTCCGCAACGCCGCAACGTGCGATTGATTCAGCCAGCCACCGTCTACCGTCGCGTGCTGCGTCTTGCCCTCGAAATAGATCAGCGTCGGAACGTGCCAGTACGGGTCTTTCTGCGTCAGACCGAACCAAGCGTGTTCCCATTCGTGAACGGCCTCGTCTTCGGCAAACCACCTAGTGTCGATTCTCAGCAGGCTAGAAGAGACTCGCACCGGCAGATAGATCGACCGGCTACGGCTCAGGGCGTTGAGCGTATAGCTCACCACGCGAGCGGCGTTGCCCCGCTGTGCTCGAGGCACGTTGTAGAGCGATAAGTACCGGGCGTGAATCGCAGCGTCAGGCGGAAGCCGTGCTGCGTCTTGGGCGGCGTCGGCCAGTTCCATTGCCGGGCTACGCGGCTGCTCGATCTCGACGGCTATCGGCTGTTCGTCGAACGGCGGGATCAAGTCGGCCACAGCGGCTCCTAACCAGCCGCCCAGCCGTGATAAACCCGTCGCCCGTGGCAACTCGGCTTCAACGGGCTTTAGTAATGCGGCAAGTGCCTGCCGGGCGACGGGTGTTTTGGCCACGAGCGCGGGGCACTGGTCGATGTCGCCGGCCCGTCGTACGTGGCCTTTCCGCGCCGTGGAACGCTCGGCGGGCGTGAGTACCGCCGGGGTATCTACTAATTTGCTACTAACTTTCACAGAATTGGTATGACGTACCGCGATCCTCTCCACTCTTGGATTCTGCGGGATCGGCTCGTAGGCAAGGCAAACGGTCATTGACGCGGCCGCTCCCAGCCATAGGCAGTACAGCGGTTTCATGGGGCTACGCTTGTTTCTTCACCATCTCGATAATCTCGTCTCGGTCGTCCGGCGTATCGGCGACCTTAGGAGCAGCCGGTGCTGGTGGAACGTACAACGCCCGCAGCTTCGCCATTCGCGGCTCGGCGGCGCTTTCAATCTTGGCTTGGATCATCGGGCGCAGGTTGTACAGCTCTGGCCCGATAATCACCTCGCGGCCGTCGGCGGTCTTGCCGGTAATTGTGACGTTGCCGACCACGGATAGGTGTTCCGAGATCAGCCGGAGGTTTCTGATCAGCGGCCGAGCGGATTCGTCGGCTGCGAAGATTGCCGTGAGTTGTTCTTGAACGGATTCAGACATGTTCGCTCCTCGATTAAGGCACGCTCGGCAAAGTCACGTTAGCCGCCCACACAAGCCCCGCTACGATTGCCCCAAACAGCACGAGAGACGATAGGACTCCGACCGGCGAATATGGCAGCCTCATCGCATCACCTCACTCACCAGCCACGCAACAGCCAGAACAAACCCCATTGCCGCCGGCCACAGCCCAATAATGATTGCCCAGCCGATTAAAATGTCTCTGTCCAGCATCAGTCGACGCCTCCATCCTTCTTGCTGAGGTGATGGCTGCGTTTCTTCGGCTCGTGTTTAGCCAGCAGCGCCGTCACTCGCTCTTGAGCCTCACTCGCCGCCGCTTGATCTTTCGACGCGGCCTCTTTGACCTGCGAGATCAAGTCATGCTGAGCAGTCGTTTCGGCCATTAGGTCGTCCCGCTGCTTTTCCAGGTCGATGCAGCGGCTTTCTAATGCGTTGCCTCTTTCCTGTGCCGACTTGAGTTCGCTGCTCGAATCCGGCCGGAATAGATACACGACAACGCCGGAAATCACCGCACTCAGGGCACAAAGAGTAATAACGCCTTCAGGATTCATTGAGTCACCTTCTCTCTGCTTGTTCGATGATCCTTAGCAGCCGTAGAACTTCCATTTCAAGCCATTTGATCCGATCCAGCATTTTCTCCGTAATCGCCGTGTACTCGCGGATTGCGTCTTCGTAATAGCGTGCATACCGCGTCTTTTCTTCACGGCACCGCTCTAAGTCCGTCATGCGATCGGCTCGGACGCGATTAGGTTGTCTGTAAACAGCGCGTAATAGGCATTCGACCAGCGCTCTAAATGGCTCTCGGTTTTGAGGTCCGCTGTGAATTTTCGGCGGGCACTCGCGCGGAGATTGGCTTGGAACTGCGCGACCGTCATGTCGGTCGGCGGCGGTGTAATCGGGGGCGGGGGCGTCACGGGCGGAGGAGTTACCGGCGGTGGAATGACGGGAGGCGGTGCCGTGCCTTTCAAGGCCGCGAGCATCGCCAGCGGTTTCGGGCTGCCGCGGCCGGTACACATATCCGGACCGGGCTTCGCGCTAAAACCTCCATTATCGCCCTTGATAATGTCCTCAAAGCACGTCGCCGGCATTGTCTCCAAAAGAGGATTGAGATACCCGATGTTGTGCGGCAGTTCCTCGCACAGGGCACATAGGATACCAGCCATAAACGGAGCGGCGGCGCTTGTTCCGCCGATGTCCATGTGTTGACCTTGTACGACGATTGTCCCACAAGTAGCCGGGGCTGAGTTCGCCGCCAGATCAGGCACACACCGACCACCAGCCGTCGGGTAGTCGCTTTGCCAAGGCGGCTTCGGAGTCTCGACGCCAGAGATACCGCCGCCGCCGGAACCGCCTTGCGGATCGTTCCAGACTACTTCGCCAGCGTCCGATAGGTTCGTACCGCCCATGCCGAGAACGTAGGGCGATGCCGCCGGGAAGTCGACAATCAGGCCACCGGTGCCGTCTGTCGCCCCACCGTCGCCCGAGGCTGCGACATACGTGACGCCGAGCGTAACTGAGCCTTTGGCCGTCGAATCAAACTGGCCAGCCGATTGTGCCCAATTATCCTCGGAACTGCCCCATGAGCTTGATTCCGTCGCCACGTTCGTAATATGCGCTCCGTAGCCGCTCCCGGTGACGTAACCTGCATCGGTGTTCGGACAGAAAATGACGTGGATCGTCATATGCTGCCCAGTGCGAGCGAAGTAAGCCCCGGCCATCTGAACGATATCCAGCATCAACTCCACGTCGGCGTCGTTTCCAGGGGCATTGCCGGCCCCTAGGACCGATTCATCAATGATTGTCGGAACCGGGATACCGTTGAGTTGGCAGCTTGCGGCTACGTCCGAAGACGTATAGCCGCCGCCAAGACAGAGGATCGAGCCGTGGCAGGTCCGGTAGGTTCCCGCCGGCCGAGTTGTGACGCCGTACATTTGAGCCGTCTTGACCGGCCCAAGCGGCTTCATGGCGTGCGGTTCGACGGCTACGGCTGCTGCGGTGGGGTGCTTTCGTCGTCTGCGAAAGTGCGGCTGCGCAAACGGCGCCGACTCCCATCCCAACGTCTTGACGATGCCCAAGTGCGGCATCGGCTGCGCTGCTCTAGCCAAAAAGCGGTGTTCGCCATTCGCGGTCGGCCGCTGCTCTGTATCGGCCCCGAAAGCAGCTTCGAGCTGTTCGATCGTCCCAGAGACGTTCACGATTCTCTGGATCGGGTGAACGCCAACGACTTGCAGACCTTTGTCATTCGCAAACGCACGAATGGCGTCGATGTCCGCTGGGTCAGCCGAATGCTGAGCGGCGAACGTAGCCGGGTCCATTGGTGGCGCCCCAGCGACCGGCGGCGCGACGGGCGTCATCGGCCGCAAAAAGAGCGAGACGGTAATCGTCTGCGTCTTGTCGAGTGGCATGATTCACTTCGTTTCGGAAAGGAATTTACCAGCGACGTGATCGAATAAAACCTCTGCGTCCGCGATTCTGTGCTGGACTGTCCGCTCCAAGTTCCCGCCAGCTTCGGTCGGAACCTGCTTGTAGCACCACTGCCAGATTTCTAATGGCGTGGTGAAGTCCGTAACCGTATTGCTCGTGAATCCTTCGCTCACCGCAACCTCCAGGGTTAGGGCGTCGGGGCCGTAGGATTCAACAGACCGCCCAGCCAGCCGGTCAGAATTTGCGTAAGCAGGCCGCCGATTCCCGGCAGATTCATCAACCCTTGCAAAGCGCCGAACAGTGTCTTGAGGATCGTTCCATCTCCGAACTTTTTGGCTTCTGATGCGCCGTGCGATTGCAAGGCGGCGGCCAGTTGTTCGATTGCTTTGGCTTCCGGCGAGCCGTCCGCGTGAGCAACAGCGACCGGCGGAGTCTGCCCGAGGCCGGCCAGTAAGGCGTTGAACGCCGCGACTAGGGCCTGGATGAATGTCAGGATGACCGGAGCTTTTCCGATGTTACCTAGAAGCAGTTGCAAGATTTGCAGTAAGGTCATCTTCGGTTCTCCTGTGCGTGGCGTTTGAAATGAAAACGCGGCCGTGGTCCTTCGCGAAATGCGAAAACCACAGCCGCGACTGGCTGCGAGGCCCGTTAGAGGCCGTTTAAGATTGTAAAATGGCGACGGATTTCTCCTTTTATAGCCCGAGGGCATCGCCCAAGGTATTCAAGCACGTTTTGCGCGAAATGTCAATTCCCGATCCCCCACGCCCACCCCGATTTCCACCATGTCGCCAGGCTGCGAGTTCTTCGCCAACTCGAAACCAAGTAGGACTTCGTTTCCTCGGATGGAAATGATTTTAATCCGAATCCCTTGGACTACGACGCTTTTTCCGGCTTTGGTTCGCTTGACTAGCATCCGTGCTTTCCCGTCCTGGTCCGTTGTTGTTAAATAAACGATCCGGGTGGTTTACTTGATTATCCCACCTTGAGTTTGGACCTCATCGGCGCTTTGCGGCGGGTTCGTCTTAATCTCGGTTCCGTGGTCGCAGCGGCTTTCGCCTGCCACAGTCGAGAAGCCCGGATTTTCGCCGGACGCCATAGCCGCACGCTTCGGATCGTCCTCTCTGGCAGAGCCTCGCTTTGATTTTTCTTTAAGTGCCTGCATGACAAGAACGGCAAAAGCTCCAAATCCGACACCAAGAGCGAAAAAGGAATAAAGCCCTAAGAATAGAAATCCCTCTGTTATTGGTATCACGTTCGCCTCGCCTTGGTCATGGCCGCGTTGGGCGGCCGATCAATCATTTCAGTTTCTTCGAGTGGCAAAAACAGCGGCAAGGATTCTTGTGACTTGCCGCTAATTGACATTCTTTCCGAGTCCGTCCCGGCGACTTACAGCAGCACGTTGTACTTTTCAGTTGCGGCTCTCCGTCGTCGTTCAGCACGATCCGTTCTACGGTCGTCCAATACTCGTATCTGCGATGACGGACTACGAGCCGCGTCAGATCGTCGATTGTGAAGTCGCTCATCGTGCAGTCCTTTGCGTGTTCGTCAGTCGTAGAGAGAAATTCCGTGCTCGCGGGCGGCTTCCCTGATCTTGCCAAGGTCTTCCGATGAGAGGTCGCACGCGGGAGCGTTCCACAACATCCTCACACAGTCCCAGCCCTTCGCGTCCTTCGCCTCGGCGGCGCGGCGGGTGCGGAGTTCGATGAGGGCCTCTTGGAATTCAGCCCACGAGGATAGGTTTATGTTGCGAAACACGGAATAATTGCACCGTTCAATCAGCACCGCCAGCCGTTCGTCACTAATGTTGGTCATGCGTCAGCTCCTCGTAGGTTTTCATACCCAACATTCCAAGCAGCCATGACATGTCAACTTCGCGGACGTGCTCTTTGCCACGAAGCGATTCGCAAAGCATGTCGATTCGCTTCTGCGCCGCTCGTCGTTCCCGCAACTCGACCAGCGCCCGGCGAACGTCAGCCGATTCGTGTGACGAGGGGAACTGGATCAGGGCCGCTAGGGTTTTGTCGGTGATGTTCATGGCTTAGCCCTTCGCTCGTCTAAGAAAACAACCCAGGCCAGTATCCCCATTCCGATTGGGAAAAGCCCCACGCCAATTTCTCCCACGGGATAATCGCTGTGCGGCGGCATGACTCCGAGAATCGTCAGCAAACCACGAAGCGAAATGAGGATGCCGACTATCCAGAAAAACAAAGCAACGGCAAGTGATCCGAGTTTCATGGCTTCGGCTCCTGGGGTTGTGCGCCGGACATTGCGAATTTCTTAAATGACATCAGGCGGTTTGTCATCGCGTTAAACGTGGCTTCCGTGATTTCGCCCTCGCTGAACTCGTGCTCGAAATAGAACATCAATGCCGACCAATCCTGCCACTTCATATCCTCGATGATCGGCTGCCTACAGTCAGCGCATCGGATCACTTCCCACCTCCCGCGTCGGCCAGTAGCCGCTCGGCGTTGAGCCGTAATGAAATCACCAGCGGCCTATTGTCATGATTAGTTGCCCACACGTAATCTCTCAATGCATTCTCAAGCGACTTTATCCTCTTCGCTTGCTGCTTGGCTTGCTTCTTGAGCGTCGGGTAGCATTCATCAATTGCCTTAGCGTACTGTAGGACGCTTGCCTGTAGGCGTTCGTTCTCTTTCCGTAACCGCTCCAACTCGTCGGCTTGCTGCTCAGCCATCTCAAGAGTCTTGCGGCAAATCTCCGTCTGTTCCTTGCGTGCATCCGTTGCGGTTGCAGCCAAGCTACGAGCATCGTCCAGTTCGCTTCGCAGCCGCGCCAACTCGTCGCACACCTCGCACTCAACCGGCCCGTCGGGAAGTGTAACCGTGACGCTGCTTGGCTCGCTGCCGCTGCAACTGTCAGTGCCGTCGGCTGCGGCGTGGCAGGCGTCGAATTCGTCTTTGAAAGCTTGGACTGGAGTATCGTCGAAAAAGTCCTTGGAGTCGGTCAGCTTTGGCAGCTTCCCGATCGCCGCCCGCAGGCGGTCGTTGTCGGCCTGGAGCTTACGGATTCCGACGCGACCTGTCCCTTCGCAAAACTCGCACGGCTCCGGGTTCCCGTTGCCATACTCAGTGTTGCAACCGACAGAATCCATTTGTCGCCCCTCGCATCGCGGGCAAACCACCGATGCCACTGTTCGCTCGTTCGCAGCCGCGAGTTGCTGCTGGAGCGACGTGATCTCAAGCGTGCGGTCATAAAGATCGCTATTCGCCGCCGCGAGTTGACGCTTGAGTTCGTCTCGCTCGCGTTCGCCTGCGATCCTAAGCCGCACCTGTTTGCCTAGCGGGCTATCGCGGTCCATTGCCTCGTGAGTGAGTTTGGCAAGCTGCGTTTCGGATTGCTCGACACGTTCACGCCAATACTTAACCGAATTGCTCAGTTCGATGAACAACTGCCCTGGTCCGCGCCATTCGATCCGTCCACCGCCTTGCTTGTAACGAAATTTCCGCACCACCGGATGCTCCTGCCGCTCGGAATGGAAGGCATCAACGCACTTCTCGTCTCCAGGCCATGCCGGATGTTCTTTTGTTCCTCTGCATTTCTCGCAACGCGGCTTGAAAGCGTCGGGGCACTTAAGTTCGATCCAGTCGTCTTCCATCACGGATTCGAGCGTCCATGAATTACCATCCTTGTCAATGATGGGCTGCGGGTTCTTTTCATCGAACCAGATGATGTCGCTTGGCGGACCCCAGCACCAAACAAACCATCGACAGCCATGAACGTCGTGGCTCGACTCCTGCCGCTCGGCCGCGGGTGGCTCGGCAGATTCCTCACGCCACTCTACCGGAACGTCATGGATCTTCACGAGGTCTCGCAGCGCAGGCAGCAGCGACATGAGTTCGTTGAGCGGTTCGATTTCGGTCATCCCCGCTGAGAACGCATCGACGTTGCGAATCTGAACCGCGTTGCCGTCCTGATAGAATTTTCGCTCGCTCATGTTTTCCTCTGTGTTGGCGGAATTATCTGCGGCGGGTATTTGCTGGCGTCCAGGGTGAACGTGTGATAGGGGCACGGCCTAGGATAACCGCATGTGATCGCAGCCTGACAGAATACGCAGGTTGATTTCTCGCTCATGTTCACTCCGGTTCGGGCCAAATTTCAATTTCGGTGCGTGGCGATTCGTCCGCAGCCGCTACGACCTTCTTGACTTCGACTTCGCAAATCTGCGCGTCATCGTGCCAAATAACGCCATTAAGGCAATCAGAAATCGCCTTACCGATATTATCCCAGTCCGGTCGTGATGTGTGCGGGTATCGTCTATTCGGCCCGCGCTTTGTCGTGCGTGATTTGGGACGCGGGAACACGGCTAACACCTTGAGACGAATCGAAACCGAGTGCGGCCACGGATTAGTAAACGCCTCTTTTGCGGCTAACTGGATCGCGGCCTTGTAGACATTCACTGGCGACTTCGCCGGAGTGTAGTTTTGCGCGTGGCCGTTGACAACTCTATGACGCTGCCGCGGCTGGGCGATGGGGATTCCCGGAACGGTAAAGCAGATCGGATCGTAGCATTCTTCGAGCATCAGATTTGAGGTCGTCGTCATGGCTGAGACTCCTCCGTGGGCTTGTTCTGTTCCCGCTCGGCTAAGAGTTCCTGAATAATCTCGGCAAGAATCTGGACCGGCCGAAAGTGAAAGCGTTCGACGTAGAGCTCAGCAACGATTCGCCGAATCTCCCAAATCCGCTTATCGGTCATGGTCGCCCCTCGTCATCGTCGCATTCGTCATCAAGATCGGCCCACACTTCATCAGGGTGATCTATAAACGCGTCTTCGAACAATCGTATCAGCGATTCAATGTCGGCGTTACTCCCGGCGTTCGTCACAACTCCGAATCCGCCAACGACAAGGCAGCAGCACGGTTCATTCGCCGGGTAGTTTCCGACAGTCAGGAGTAGGCTGCTTGCGCCCTCTCCCTGCGGCGGTGAGAGTTCACGGCTGTAGCCATAGAACTCGTCTCGCTTGAATCCGTGCGACTCAAGCCATTTGTTCGTCAGTCGATTATCGTCAGGCATGGGAATCCTCCGTGGTTTATGGGTAAGGCCAAAACTCCTGTCCGTCGGGCAGCCAATCCTCGGTTATCAGAGGCGCTTCAGTTGGTCCCATCATTACTTCCCCGTTTCGATATTCACGTCCAGCGAGTTGAGATATTCGCCCATCTCTCTCGCATCTCTGGCTGTTAGGTGTTGAGCTTCGTCGATGATCCGTAGAATCGCCCTGTCCGCTCGCGGCTTGCGATGGAGTTTAGTGAAGTCAATCACTATGCCAACCATCGGCACCGGAAAGACATATAATCGCTTACTCGCGCGATCGAAGTACGCGCCAATCCAGAAGTCATACCAGGCGAAGATCAGTTTCATCGTCTCCCTCACTTCGCAAGTGCCAGTGATCTCATGTCCTCAAGCGCCGCTTCGTTGGAATCGAAGAACCTCACTGGCGAGATTTCGTACCCGCTCGCCTTGTAGATTTGCATGGCAGCGAAGATTGGCGACGTTTGCTTTTCCAAGGCGTAGCCTGGTTCACCGGCCAAGTGAACGACCCAGCCGGCGCGGCAATGCGTTGTCTCACAGACATGAAACGAACTCATATCGAGCGCCGCTGGTACGGAAGCCGCTTCTAAGACTTTCTTATGGATGTCCTCGATAACGGGGACAGAGAACGGCGCGTCCTTTTGTTCTTTCTTGTCGTAGCAGCCGGAGCAGCCGGAGCAGCTGTAGCAGCCGTAGCAGCCGGAGCAGCGGGAGCAGCCGTAGCAGCCGGAGCAGTCGGAGCAGCCGGAGCAGTCGGAGCAGCCGGAGCAGTCGGAGCAGCCGGAGCAGCCGTAGCAGCCGTAGCAGCCGTAGCAGCGGGAGCAGCCGGAGCAGTCGGAGCAGCCGGAGCAGCCGGAGCAGTCGGAGCAGCCGTAGCAGCGGGTATCCAACGTCTCAAGAGACGCCTTTGCCTTTTCCTCCGTGCCCCATCGTTCGACAGAGGCACGATTTCCGCGAGAGTCAGTAATCCAGTTCATGTGTGTTTCCTTTCACTTCGCTATTGACATGTCCGCCGCCATCGCCGGGGCTGGCGAGACGGGGAGAATGACTTTGTGGGGCTCTTGCAGGGCGCGGATGGTGGTTATCCAGAGTTCGTCGAGAAGTCGTACTTCCTCGATCATTAACAGATCATTATCCGAGAATCCTAGCTCGACCCTCTGGCTTACCTTCATTTCTATCGCATTAACGTATTTTTCATATTCTCCGAAGCATTGGCCCAAGACGCAGCGGCATGGCGATTGAATATCAAACCGCGACAAGTCAATCTTATTGAACCATCCTGGCTTAACACCGTTCATGTACGCCACTCCTCGATCCACTCGCTCTTGCAACTCAGCTCGACTAATCATGTTCTCCTCCGGGGGTTAGGGGTGAAACAACTCATTCATCATCGCAATTTGCGCCGGGTCGATCCACGAAGGCGGTTTCGGCTCCGGCAGCTTCCGTCGTGGAATTCTCAGAGTCGCCAGCCGCGTCCAATCCGCTTCCTCTGGCACAAACACAGCCTGACACCAAATCAGCTCCGCCAAGCGGCCTTCGACGTTCATGTGGCATCCGCCGTTAGTCGTCCACTGGAAGCACAGAGGGAACAGACACGCTAGCTCGTCACTGCGCGCGGCGTGATGGGCGTCGATCCGGACCTCGTGCGATTCGGTCGCACCGCAGAGCCAGCATTGCTTGTGCTTCTCATGCCAGGCGTCGAAGAACCGCCAGCTTTTGAGGCCCGATAGGCTGATTCGCTCGACGCGCGGCCACCTGCTCGGCTGCGGCGGCAGGGCTACCATTGCGGCAACCACGGTCAAGCCGTGAGAATCAAACAGTTCGGCGGTTGTGCTCATATCCGTTTCCTCAGCTTCTTTAGTCTCGCAATCAGCTTGTCGAGCGCTTCGCAAGCGGCGCTAGCCTCGTCAAACATTTCGCCGGTGCCGTGATCCATAATGTCCACGAGCACGCCGCAGGCTTCCTCTATCATTACGAGTGCATGGTCGATTCGCGCGTCGTTCCAGTCCAGTTCAGCGATGTCTGTGCGGCTCATGACTTAGACTCTCTTGAATTGCTCGCCATCGAAGAAAAGCCAAATCCATTCGCTCCGCTCGTCCCAAATTCCGATTGGCTCAAAACCGAATGGACTCGATTCACGATGCAGCTTTGCCGCTGCCTCGATAGCGTCGCGCTCATCGTAAAACCACGGGTCGCTCGACGATAAGTCACTGGGCTTTCCGACTTGGTATTTACTTGACATGACGCGGCTCACTGAATGCTTTTGCATAGGTCGTCCAATCGCTCCCAAACTAGGGCCATGATGCTGTTTCTCGCAGCATGTCGCTCTCCATTTCCCATCCGCGCCCAAGCGTCGCTTATATCCGGCCAAGCCAGCAAATCCTCAAGGATTTCATCGGTGGCCAATCTGGCTGCTCCCCATAGGTCAGTAGGGTCGGTTGCGGCTGTGCGGCTCATGGGGTACCTGTGGTCAGTCGGGGGTCACTCGCCGTTGGTTCGCTGCTCAGGTTCATCGGTTCCATTCGTTAGAGCCGCGATCTTCTCTCTGACTAGCTCGATCATTTCCATGCGCGCGTCGTGTTCTCTGAAGGCCATCACTATTTCAGGAAGCCTTGGAGTCTGTCTGAGCCTTGCCAGAGCCGTCGCTCGTAGCTTTCCGGGGTAGTACAACCCCTCGTAGCAAGCCGGCAGCCGTAGTTCGTCCTCGTCGTCCCACGGCCAACATTCGACCACCTTCACGTCGCACCACGGCTCTGCGTACACCTCTATGAATCCGTCCCACGCGACCACAGCCAGCACCTTTTCGCGTCCCGCAAACGCCGTTTCACCATTCCCACTTCCAGGGGCGTATTTCGCAGCGGCCAGTTGCGCTTGTAGGTTGTCGATTGTCGCTAGGGCCCGACGCTCTAGGCTCGATAGACGCTTGCCGCGCCGTATCGCTTCAATCTCGGTTGTGGTTAAAGGTCGTACTGGCATCGCGCAACGCCCCCTAGGCCGACCAATCCTTTATTTGTACGTGGCGATTCTCCATTCGGTCCCCTTCCACGCCGCGGTTAGCTTTCGCTCGGCCGTCGGACTCCGTTAGTGGGTTTCCCTCCCACGCGACTGCTACCCTCTTGTCGCGCTCGACAGTCGGCGGGGTAGCTCGATTCCGTTCGGAACCTTCCTAGCCGGTTGCGGCGTGGCCGCTATGTCGTCCTCAATTCGCTTCGAGCGACTCGTCTCGTTTCTCTTGGGTGTAGTCGATCAGTCTCGCGTTAAGCTGGTCGCAAACTGGACGCGACCAGTCATCCCATTTGTCTTGCGACGTTTCCGCAACCGCGTACAGTCGGCACGCGACAGCGATCAGAACAAGCGCTTCGCGGTAAAGAGCTATCTTGTCGATTCCTTCCTCGAAGGTCGCACCGGCTTGCTCAGCCATGCGAGTGATCGTTTCGAGAGTCCTGTCCCGTAGCTCATCCGTTATGTCGTGAGCGGCAACGGTCATCTTTCCCATTTTCATAGAAACGTCTCCTGAGGATCAGATATTTCCGGTTCGCGTTTTTCTCGGTGGCATTCACTGTACGGAACCGACTTGATCGGTCTGTGAAAATCACGCGGATCGAGTGGCATATATGGAAGGTCTTTCGGTGGCCAATAGCCGTTCTCTTTGTAGAACAGCCCGACGGCCGAATTGAAATTTCCGCCCTTGTGTTTGATTCGAAAGACACAGCCCTTCCATTTCCTCGCCGTATCCGGTTCTTGCTTAACCGTCCGTTCGCGGTAGATGTCTCCGTGCATTTCCCGCAACGTGCCGTTGTGCTGGAGAACGTACCGCGTTTTCTTTGTGGCTCGTCGTCCGCAACGCGGGCAGACATCTCCGCTCAGGCGGATCGCATGGCAGAATGGACAATGAATCGGTTCGCGATCTTCCTTGTCGCGAATCTTCCGCGCGCGCTCCATTGCCATTTGCTTGTCTGTCAACCCGATTGCCCACTCGCGATCCGCATTGAGCGAACCGTGACGCCACCAGTTGCCGCCGTGGTCCTGGAGGATAACGCGGGAGAGACCGGGATAGGCGCGGAGCAATCGGCCACCGCTTTGCAGATAGGACGTGAGCGAGCCGAACACCGTGGCCATGATTCCATGCGCGAGCCAGGGCATGTCGATCGCCTCGCGGAGCACGAAGCGGTTGCAGACTACCTTGATCTCGCCGGACTTGCTGCCTGCAAGAATATCTTCGCGGGCTTTCGGATCGCTCTTGTAGGTATCGCCGTCAAACCAGATGTCATCGCCGTCAACGTGGGCCGCTCGAATTCCGTTAGCCGATAGGTGCTCGGCAAAGTAGAGCGATGCGCCAACGCTGCTGGCGAATAGGATTGTTGGCCTGAGTTCTGGATTGAGTGTGCGAAGATGCTTGCTGACGTGGCCAAAAATCGAATCGACTTTGATGATCTTAGCGAGTTCGTTTTCCGAGTAATCTTCGCCGATCGCTTTCTTGCCAATGAGCGAGCAATCCGGCTCCGTCGGGCCGTAGGTGTCGCACGGCACGAGCGCACCGCACGATCGCAGCTCGGAAGTCACGCCAGCGACAATCAACCGCTTCGGCTCGAACACTTCCAGATTTGTCGGTGTGGCCGTCACGAGCACGACGAAAGCACCTTGCGCCAAATGATCCTTGACTACACGGGCCGCGATAGCGCCGCCTTGGGTATGTGCCTCGTCGATGAACACGATCCCGGCGGGATGAATTTCCCAGTCCTTGCGGTCGTAGACGCGGCTGGCTTCGGTCTGAATCGAAGAGAGTTGAACTCGCTTTAACAACGCTGGTTCATGTCCGCTGGCTCGCGTCCCGAATTCGATTCCACGTTCCCGGAAACCGCGTTGCATTTGCTCCAAGAGAAACTTTCGGTTTGTATACAGGATCGACTCGCGGCCGTTCTCCAGCCCCCATTCAATCATGCGAAACATGATCTCGGACTTGCCGCCGCCGGTTGGCGACGTGAATGCGACAGGGCTAATCCCTCCAGTCAATGCGGACAATAGCGCGTCGTGAGCGCGGAGTTGATGGGGCCAGGGAATCATTTAACCGATCTCCACCAATCCTTGACGACTTGCATGACGTGCTTTTGCGCCTCGATAGCTTGCTTGTGAAACTTTCCGGGATGCTTGTCGGCAAGATGGTCTATTCGATTCAGGGCTTTACCGCAGAGTGCGTCGATCTCCTTAAACGGAGCGAAGGCCGGAGCGACCGGCTTTCCCTTTTTGCCGGAGACGGCTTCCTTCACCGTCTTGGCTTCGCCCTTCTTGACACGCTCAACGGCCTTGCGTTGCACAGTCGGAGATTTGTTGACGATCTTCGCGGCATCGCGGGGCTTAACTTCGCCAGATTCGACAGCCGCTTTCAGTTCCGGAGATGCTTTTTTCGCAACAGCATCCGCCGCATCGACTGCCGTCTTGTGAATTCCTGCATCGCGGGCTAATTGTCTGTTAGATGGGGTGGGCACTTTTTGCCCACCTTGCTCTAACTCTTTCTGGCCGTTGCGTTTATCGACAAGCCACGCCGCAATATCGTCCTGACTCAGATGCCGCCTTAGCACGTTGACGGCTCGGACATAACCTTCGCCGTCGGTACCGTCGGCAAGCTCAACAAATCGCGGCTCAACGCCCTCTTGCAGACACGCTTCGTAGCGATGCCGGCCGTCGAAGATCATCCCGTCGAGCAATTCGATCGGCTTATCTAGGCCGCGTTCCCTAATGTCGGCGCAGAACGCCTTGAATACATCGGGGGCCATCCTGGGGAACTTCTTGGCGAGCGGATGGTACTCGTAGGCTTGATTAGCCATAACTCCCGGCCCTCCCTAGGCCGCGTCCGTGGGTCGTGTCGGTCGGCGCTCCTGGACGCCTTCCTAAAAGGAAACCGCTGGCGCCGAAGCGCCAGATTTCTGGTGAGAGAGCTGCGCGCTAGATCGACGCCAGCGGTGTTTTACGCGACGGGAATCGGCAACTCTCTCACCATGCCGCCGATTGTAAGAATCCCCTCCTGTCTGTCAATAGCGATTGGGAATTATTCTTCGCAGTCGTTTTCGATGAAGCGGTCTTGCCACTCCGCCTCTTCTTCATCCTCCGGCCTATGTCCGCACGAGGGGCAGTCGTGGCCGCCAGATTCATCAGCTAGCACGCGGAAGCGGCGGCCACAACGGGGGCGGGTATCAAAGGCTGATTCGCGTTCCATGATTGACTCCAAAAAGCGCCGGCCGGGACCAGGGGAGTGGTATGTTTCCCGACCGGCGCCGGACGACCTGGTTTCATAATTGCCCGGCTGCAATCTCACGAATCTTGGCTGCACATGTCGTCAGTGCCTTATCGACTTGTCGGTCGGCTGGACCGGACGGTATCTCGATGTCGCTGATTCGCTTGGCGAGCGCCTGTAGCTGTTCTCGGTAGGGCCGCTCAGATTCAGCTTTGAGTCGTGCGGCTTCCAATGCCTCAGCCTTCGCCTTCTCGGCGGAGGCATCCTCGGCAAGTCGTCGCTCAGTTTCGACGCGCGCCTTCTCAGCGGCCTCACGCTTGGCGTTTTCCAACTCGACGGCTCGGCGACGGGTGGCCTCTTCGCGTTCGATCTTCTCGCGTTCTTCGCGGAGCTTGGCTCGTTCAGCCTCTTGCTCGCGTTGGATCGCTGCCAGCCGTTCGCGTTCGGCTTTCAGTTCGGCCTCTTGATTGGCTCGCTCGGCGGCGGCCTTCTCATCGGCCAGCCGTTTGGCCTCTGCCTCTTCGGCTTCCTTACGTGCCTTCTCGGCATGCGCCTTGGTTGCATCGGCAAGGAACTGGGCGAATGTCGTCTCGGTCATGTCGCGCAGATCAAGTGGAGAGAACACCGCACCAACCGCAGTCATCGCATCGATCCGCTTTTGCCAAGCGGCCTTCTTGGCATCTTCTTCGATCTTCTTGATCCGGTCCTTCTCTTCCTGAATCTTGTGTTCCTCAGATGCAAGGTGGTACTCAATCGGCTCGATCAATGCCGTCAGGCGTTTCGCTTCCGCGTCTACCATCTGACCGAACCGCAGGGCATCGGCTTTCAAGTCCTTGCGGGTCTTTTCCACAGCAACCCGCTTGGCCTTCACGTCCATTCGCGCGGCGTGAACGACCTGCAAGCCCTTCTTGTCGTTAATGCCGTTCACCTTGAGCGGCAAATAATCTTCGGCCAGCTTGGCTATTGCCACGTCTTGCCGGCGGAATTCCGCCAACTCTGGCCGTTCAATCACAGACACTTCGGTATCGGTTGCCATTGATTTCCCCAGTGGTTACGTTGCCGCTGCGGCGGTCTCCATGCCTTTCATAATTACAATCACTTGAGCATTGAGCATCGCCGAAAGATTTTCACACTCCATCCCCGTTATCTTCTGAGCGTCGGCGGCGTCGCCGATTTCGTTCTTGGCGAAGTCCACCTTTTCCATCGTGTCGGATGCGTTAATCAGCGCCTTCAATTCCTCGAACGTCGTCTTGGCTGGCTGGGGTTTCGCTAACTGCGCATCGACCATCCGCTGTAGTCGAGCCACTTCGGCGGCCGACAATCCGACCTCGGAACCGCGATCCACGATTTGTTGTTTGCACTGGTCGGCGTTCTCGCGTGTGAGTTTCGAGCCGATGAACAATTCGATTGATTTGGCGAGTTTGATTTGGGCCTCTTCATCCGGATACGGGGCGGCCGCCTTAGGCTTTAATCCGGCCTTCTCGCGGACCTTCCAAGCGTCCGACCATCCCGGCTTCCACGGGTCCAGCCCGACGCCGAATTCCTTGCAGCAGCGTAGGAATGCATTCGACTTGGCTGATTCCATCGCGTCCGAAAAGTCGCTGCTGGCGTTGTTCGGATAATAGACCGCCGAGCCGATCGCGTCGCCGACGGCACAGCCGCGGATAACAAGCACGACATCCACGTAAACGCGAACCGCCCGCTCGTTCTTGTTGGTCGTGAACTCCTCCGACCACTCCCGGCGCCGCACTGGCATCACGGCGCCAATTCCCAAGACCGTATGGAGCCGATTCCGCAGGTGGGCATGTCCTAGGTAAATCAGCTCGTTCTTTCCGCCGGCGCCGCGTGAGTAGTCCCGGTCGTCGAATGGCGCCATTAGGGCCTCACGCTCCGCCTTGGTCAGTTTGACATTGGTAGCGTTCGCATAGGCAGGAGCCAACAGCTCGGCCACAGCACGATTACGCTCCTCAGTCGGATTGGTGACGTGCTGACCGTCGATCACTGTCAATCCGTCAGGCTGCTCGGTAATTTCCGCTAATTCTGTCGTCATTGTTACTCCCCTCAGAAAGGCAACGCGTGTAATTCTTCCGTGGTCAAAGGCGGCAACGGTGCCGGCTCCTGATTCATCCCCAACAGCTTCGCGGCCCGCTCCAAGTCTCGCCGCGCCCACATCAGGAACCCGGCGATGGAATAGCGGTCAAAGCGATAATCTGCCGGCATCGCATCGAGATTGGCGAAGTGCTTAAGCATCGACTCGACGCATTCCGTTACTTCGGTAAGCGTGTCCGAGGCTTGACAGTTTCGGTATGCCGCCTGCTGCCGGTCCTCGGATTCGCCGCGTAGTTCGTCCTCGCGGCTCTGTTGGCGGCTGTTGGGATTTATCATTTGCATATCTTGAAACGTGGCCATTTCGGTTCTTTCCTCGCACGCCTGGCGCAATCGCGTAGCTGATCGGCGATCTCATCTGCGTGCGCCGGTGTCAGTATGGCTAGAGTCGAGGTGCGTCCTAAGGAGGTCTTGCGAATGAGCCGAAGGAATACGGCCCCGTTTCTGTGGCCGACCTTTACTAATTCCGATTGTTGGCGGCTGTCGGGGTTATTCATGCTGCCCTCTTGAGTTGTTCGTACTTCGCAAGCTCACGCTCCAGTTCCCACATAATCTGCGCCGCGTCGGCGACTTGTAGCCCGGCATCTTTTGTGAACAGCGCCATCTTGAATGCCGCTCGAGACGCGGCTACGACGCCGCGATAGGTCAAAACATATTCAATCACGTAATGGTGTTCGCCCTTGCGGAACATGAACCAGCGTTTCGGCGTCGAGTCCGTTCGTGCGAGTATCATGCGTCTGTTCCTTCCGCTTTGGCGATTGCGGCCTTGAGATCAGCCTCGATCGCGTCCGAATAATATTGACCGTGACTTGCAGCACTTCCGACGGCTGCGGCTGCCCGCTTGCACGCCGCGAGCAAATCAGGCGCTGAGGCAATGAGCCTAGCGTTGGCCTCCATCTCCTCTTGATCGAAGCCATAGGTTTCGGCAACCGTGCCTCTGTTCGATTCGACGCAATCGCCGTCATGGGTCCATGGTCCAGGTTTGTATTTCGTCGTCTCGGTCATCTGGCACTCCTTTGCAATGCAGCCCAGCCGTTTACAATCGCCATGCTGCGATCATGGGCCGTCTCCGAATCCTTCACTCGCACAATCAACACGACTTCCCAATCGGAATGTGGCAAGTAATCGCAAGCGTCCAGCGCTTCGCCGAATGTGCGGGCTTGGATGACGTACTGCTTTTGCTCTGTGCGGTCTTGAAAGGTAATTTTGTAGCTGTTCATCTCACTCCCCTTTGCGTTAGTGTTCGTTGTTCCACTCATGCCCTGATTATAACCAGCGTTGGCAAGCATGTCAAGCGGATTTTTTGGCCCCAGAATTCTCGGACTTTTTAGCGTTTGCGGCCTTAGCCAGGCCACCGGAAGCAGCGATTTCCTTTCGCCGTTTGGCTGAGAGCTTAAGTCGCCTAGCCTTTCCGGCGCGACTGCAATGGGCTGACCATGCGGCTGGGTCTTTGCTCGCTCGGAGTTTTCCGAGGGCTACGGCGGCTGGATTTTTCTGGTTCATGCCGATATACTAGCCAGCGTTTGTAGAACTGTCAATCATGAGGAGATGAAAATGGATTATTTGTATGCTCTCAAAGATCCACGGACTAATCGGGTGCGATATATCGGGCTGTCTTGCAATCCGGTCCAGAGGCTCGGAAATCATTTATCAGAACTGAACCGTGGTCGGCCGAAAGACCTTTGGATTGCTGATCTAAAACGAAATGGATTGAAACCGGCCTTAGAGGTCATCCAAGAATTCCCGAGCGCTGAAAATAACAAATCAATCGCTGCCGAACTGGAAACAATCGCATTTTTCATGCGGCATCTTCCGGCTGGGCTGTTACTCAATCGGGCCGGTACAAGCCCACCGCGTATCGACGATGATTTTGAACGCGGAGTCTTACGGAGGCGTTTGCAACGCGCGAAATGGTCACTCGCCTTCGTTGAGGCCGATCCCAATTTGTGCGATCTGCTTGACGCTGCTGTTGGCAAGCGATTGCGGCACGTCAACCGCAAGAATAGAGAAGAATGGTCACGGTATTTGTGTCCCGCCGCAACAAACGAATACGATCCAATGCTCGGATCGCTTCGCTAGATTTTACGACGCCCAGGTTGGCGCCGAGGCATTTTCAGCGAAATTGTCGTCGTGGGAATAAGTCTGCGGCCAGCAATGAGCGTGAACTCAACGTCGCCACGGTCTAAAAGTCGTGCAACCTGCTGACGCCTACAGCCCCAGCGCTTAGCCAATCCAGCGATTGAGAGCAGGGCATCTACCCCGATAGCACGCTCGGCCCGCTCGATTGCCTCGCGAATGATCTTGACGGCGGGTCCGTTTGGCGCAATCCGCTCGGTCGCTTCCAGCATTTCGCGGAGCTTAGGCCGAGAGCACTCGTCTAGAGTGTTGCGGCGTTTGTCGCTCATACCAGGACTATAGCGGCGAATGGGGCAAACCGCAACTGATTGCCGGATTCTGCCGCATTATTAGGCCGTCGGCCTGCTAACGTAAGAAACATTCGAGAAAACTAGGCTCAATCGCTCTACACGCCCTCAAAACGCCCAATTGAAACCCTATGCCCACCGACCCAGCAACGCAACCTGAGCGATCCTACGGCGTTTGGCGGGCATATGGCGAGGTGATAATCGTTGAGGGGCCGGAACCAGTTTGGGAAGAGCCAGGCAGGCAGGCGCAGCGGTTGGCCAGGATCGAGGCACCGGACTACGAGAGCGCATGCGAGGCATGGGAAGCGGTACAGCGTGCACGGGAAACAAACTTAAGGGAGGAATCCAATGGCAACTGACATGACCAAGCTCGAATCTGCTGCGATCACGATAGCCGCGGGCGTGCACGGCACCGTGCCGAAGGATCAGCTTGCGGCAACTGCGGTTGCTATTGCCGGAGAAGTGCTGGTCGAGTGTGAAGCCTATGCAGCGGCTCAAGAGGCAGCAGCTCACTTGTTGACCGAGCATGAGCAGCGCACTCCGGTTCAAGTCCAAAAGGACGCCGACGTCGCGGAGTTGCGGCTTACGTCCGCCCTTAAGAATTTGGGGGAGTCGGAGGCCGACGCTGAAGCACTGGAAAAAGCTGTCGAAAGGCATCGTCAAGCCAAGGCTGCTGCGAAGGCTGCTAAAGACGCTGAGGCTGCCGAGAAGAAAAAGGCAGAGGACGTCGTCAAAGTAAAACCTGCCCCTCAGCCGGCCGTCGCCGCGAAGACCACATGAACAATCGCATAGTGACTCCTAACGGCACGCCCGCAGTGCCCCAGATTGACGGCGTGCAGCTAGGTTGCGCTATGTTGGTCCAGGGCCGTGGCGAGCACTTACCGCCGCGAGAACAAGCCATAGACATTGCCCAGCGGATCGAAGCACTGATGAACGAGTTCGCCCGGATCGGTCAGGAGCAGCAACGCCGCGAACAGGAGCTGCGCAATGGCCACTAGTGCCCCAGTCTTTGGCACCGGCGCGTTCTTCTCGGTCACGGGCAGCGGAACGGCGGCCGATCCCTATGTTCTCCAGCTCTCCGGGGGAACTGTTGTAACTGTGCAATTCTCGTCGGCGTTTAGTGCCGCATTTCATTAGGCATAAAGGACTTAGGAATGGCCGACGCATATCAAACCCGCGCTCAACTCGTCACCGACTTTGCCGACAATACGAGCGGGGTGATTACTGCTCAGCTTCTCCGCGACTTACTGTACTCGACGGTCATTCTCAACAGCGCTGGCTTGGTCGATGTCGGCGCGGCGCCAGTGTTCAAGCTTCCGTGTAGCCTCGATCTTAACGGCCAAAGCGTCCTCAATGGCGCCACAGTCAGCTTTGACTCAGCCCACCTTACATCCGACGGCAGCGGTAATCTAACGGCCATATCGTTCGTAGGAAAGTTCCCGCTCCCCACGGGTGTCTCGCGAGTGACTGGCGTTAATAAAGGCGTTCTGCTCGGTGACTTCAACTGGAAAGGTCCGTGGCTGGTAGGAACGGCCTACGTCGCCAATGACGTCGTCAATGACGCGGCTGGTACTGGCTTGTGGTATTACTGCATTACGGCCCATACAGGACATGAACCGCCAAATGCGACCTATTGGGCGTCGATGCCCACGAATGCCGGGGAGCTAATCTATTACGGCCCTGGGGCGTTCGACGCGGCCGGCAGCGTGACGATGGACACGCTACGATTTAATAACGTCACCGGCCAGACGAACATGGCTGGGGCTGGCGCTGACGTGTTCTCAACGGACGGAATTACCCAATGCAATAACTCGGTCTCGTTCAATACGAGCGATATTGTCGACGCCGACGAGTCGTTTTCAATCTGCGGCGGGACTGTTACTGGCGCCGCCCCCGGTAGTCATGCCTCCCATTGCTTTGCTATGGGTCAAACGGTGAATGTCACCGGAACTCTGCTCAACTCCAATGCCATCGGGCAGAACATTACCAACTCGACGACGCAGACGACTCAAATCGGATATTCGGACGCGACGAAGGTCAAGATTGATGTCAATGGCTTGCGGGCGATAGGTCTGCAAGCCTATGCGGCCGGCACGGCCTATACGGTTACGAACGCGAGCGCGGCTGTTGTCTTTGGGACCACGAGTCCAACCCTAACGCTCGCAACCGCCGGCAAGTATTCGCTCCGCGGCAGCTTCCAAGTCGACCTATCCGGGGCGACGTTCGCCGCGACCCGTACCCTCACGGTGAAGATTCGCCGGACGAATAACACGGCTGCCGATCTGGCCAACTCAACGCGGACGCTTGTCGTCCCGATCGTCACGACGACGAGCGAGACGCTAGGCATCTACGAAATACCGGAAATTCTCTATACGGCCGCGGCAGGGGATATTATCAGTCTCTTCGCCGGAATCGACGTGGCGCCCTCCGCGGGAGCCTTGAACTTCGTGGCTGCTAATCTTATCGCGACAACCATTCAATAAGGATCAATCCCATGACCGAATCTGAAATGAAACAAGCCAACGATTCCTTCGAGAAGGCGCGCGAGGAATTCCTACTCAAGATTCAAGGACTGGAGCAGGAAAACGCTGCTCTGAAAACTCAGCTCGATAGCGAGAAAGAACGCCACGCAAGTGCTCGAGCAAAGTTGAAGCAACTCTCGGCGCTTGCGACTCACTCAGAAATCGCCATTGGCTAATCACCTACAACTCTTCATGGCGTTCGGAGTCACGGCCGCCGAGGGGGAAATATGGCTCTTAGTTTTCCTATTTTCGGCACCGGCGGTCTTTGGAAGGCTGCAAGCGGCTCCGGTACGCCCTCTGATCCCTTTGTGCCGGCTGTCAACCTCGCGGCCGGCGGCTTTACTCCGGCCTCGGTCACAAGTCTTGTCGATAGCTACGGGTTGCTGCTTGCAGATAAAGGCCAATCATTCACGTTGGATGCGAATAATGCCGGCACAACGGTTACAGTTCCGTTGAATGCAACGCAGGCTATTCCAATAGGCCCTAGTTATGCAATTACGCTCACAAACACAAGCGCGGGCGCTTGGACGATTGCCGTGACGGGTGCATTAACGATCAACGGCGCTAACACCAATCGCACGCTTGCTGCGGCGACGTCCGGAGTCTATCCGACGTGCTCGCTATGGAAGAAATCGGCTGACGCCTGGATCATGGTCGGCAGCGGGATTACCTAATGATTTGTCTCATTCCAGGAGTTGTTGCTGGCACTGTTATTCCGCCCTCATCGCTACTTAATGGCCTCGTCGCCTACTGGCGCATGGACGAGTCGAGCGGCAACGCTGCCGATGCGACGGGCAATGGATTCACGGCCACGAATGTCGGCACAGTCACTTATACGACCGGCAAGATCAACAATGGCGCGCTCCTGTCGGACACTGGCCCAAAGTATTTTGACCTCGGCAGCAGTTCATCTCTAAACCCGCCAGCGTTTTCGTTTGCTGCGTGGGTCAATTTCTCGACTTTAGTAAATTCTAATGGCCTCGCTAACGCAATTCATTTTCGTGAAGTGGATGGAACGCATTTCAACTTTCTCTATGTGCGGCCTTCTGGATTATTGGCGTGCTACGTCTACGGAAACGGCAGCGTCTCTTACGATGAGACTGGCTCGCATGCGCTGTCATTAAACCAATGGCATCATCTCGTAATGACCTATGATTCCGTCTCCGGGCTTGTAGGCTATGTCAACGGTGCCGTGGACGGTACGGCAGCGGCCAACGGACCGATCGCCGCAATCGCGGCGAACTCGTATATCGGCCACAACAATTTAAGTTCTGGCCGTGAGCCAAACGCGATCATTGATGAAGCAGGGATTTGGTCTAGGGCAATCACGAGTGCAGAAGTGACCGCGCTCTACAACTTTGGGCTAGGAACCACGTACCCGTTCTTGGCGATTCAGGGGCCTAACGTCAACATCAAGACGCATTTCAAGGCGGTAGGGGATGGCACTACGGATGACAGCGGAGCGTTCGTTTCGTTTAACGCCTGGGCAAATAACTGGCAGCAGGCGCATCCTGGTCTGATAACGCTGACCATTCCAAGCAGCACAGGAGCTTACGAATTCAAGAGCGGCGGGACGGGCACATACATCGCCAAGGGAATTAAAAACCTGCTGGTCGTAGGAACCGGATCAGCCGCGCTCAGCGATAACGGCGGCGCTGGCAATGGATTCTTTTTAGGCGGGCAGGGACAGATTGGCGACAATCTGCATAGCGCCCGCGTAGCAACTGTCTCAGCAGGGGCATCGTCGGTCACGCTAAACACTCATGCACAGACCTCGCTGTTCACAGTCGGCCAGTATGCGCTGCTGACGGGAATTGATTTGCAAGGTTACGGCGGACCCACCAACCCCCAATTCTTTGAGTACCTCAAAGTTGCTTCGATCAACGCGGGGACCGGGGTTGTCGGTTTTACGACACCGCTCGTTAATAGTTATAAATCTACATGGCCGCTCTACAATGCCGGAGACGGCACTAACTTCGATCAGGGTGGGCCTGCGACACTCTACGCGCTTGATCCTAGTTGGGACGCCGAGGTTGAGTATCGGAACTTGACAATTGACCAATCGTCACAAACCTATTCACAAGGCCGTAAGGTCACGTACACAAATTGCGTGTTTACGGGAAGTAATGGACCTATTCCGACGCAAAATCTTCTCTGGACGGCAACCGGCTGCACGGCCACCAACTGCGACATGGAGATCGACAAGCTCAACGATACGATCGTGATTTCAGGTTCGACGTGGCGCCAGTTGATATTTCAAAGCGGGTCGAATAACAATCTGACGATGGATAGCAGCACTGTTAACAACACGATGAACGGCCATCCCAAGACTGCCACGATCACCAACTCAACCATCGCTTCTCTTGGCCCAGGAGCAATTGCCTACGGAGTCAGTTCGGAAATTGAGTGCGACAACTGCACAATTAGCGCAATTACTGCTGGCGGATTTCAGCAGACTAACTTGGTCGCTTTAGGGGCCACGATGAGCGGCGGCGTCATCACTATTAACAATAGCGGTGAACCCGTAGCGTGGGCTGTTCCTGGCGCTAAGCTGTTTTTTGGGGGAACCTATCGCTACTCCTTCCCGTTCACAGTCCTGGACGTTTCTAAAAGCGGCAGCAATACCCTAATCACAACCGACCAAGCTGGCGGCTTCCCTACGATTCCAGGCGGTGTGGGAGAAGTAGACACACATCCCGCACCGGCCTGCACGTTCTCAAACTGCATCGGAAGTTCAAACGCAATCAATTTCTCGCAAGCGACTGCCGGCAATCCGCTCTACACCTACTCGAAACTGACCTACACAGGAAACATTGGATCGGCACCGGGCATAGGGATAATTGGCAAACTGGTCTCGCTCAAGATCAACGTCACGACGCCATATACGGGGATACACAGCCCGTTGTCGTTGGAAGTGATGAAGGAGGGGGCTAATACGATCAAGCCCGACGTAACGTATTTTGCCTACGACCCGTTTATCAATCTAAGTGTTGCTGGATTGCGAACGATCACGCCGTCGGGCGTGACGGGCACGCAAAGCGGCGACAGCGGACTGTCTGCACCAGGAGCAATTTGGTTTGCGGGAGGCGGCACACTTGGACCGTATCTGGCGACCGACATCAGCGGCGAAAGCTCTAGCGTCTGGCCGACTTTCAGCATCGAGTTAATCACCGATCAAAGCTAAGGAACCAAACAATGAGCATCGGACCACAACCCCCGCCGTACAATCCATCGCCCACGCCGCCGATCATCGGTCCATACGGCCAGCCGTGCGACGTGCTGCTTTACAATCCGGGCGCGAAACAGCCGCTCAGCTTCTATTCGACCGATCGCAAAGCGGCATCACTCGGCAACATGGTGCAGCAGTACGTACTTCCGCGAGTGTCGCCGGGTGCTCTGCTCAAGATCGGGTTAGGTACGTTCGACTTCGGGCCTAATGCAGCCGGCCACGTCATCCTACCGGATCACGTAACGATTCGCGGCATGGGACGCGAGAAAACGATCCTGACGAGTTCGATTATCTCGGACACGCTCGGGTGCAGCTTCGCGTTGCAGAACACGGTCGTTGAGGATTTGACGCTCAAGAACGACTGCTGGTATTTCGCCGAAGACGGCCGTTGCGTCGGATTCGACAACGGAGCTTTCGGACTACCACCTGGACCTTTCAACGCAACCATTAGGCGTTGCAATTTGTGGTGCCGCGATTGGACGTGCTATTGCTGGTCTGAGGGCAATGTACTGACTCTCGAAGACTGCGACATCACAACTGGTCGAGTAGGCGTAGCTGCCGAGAACAGCGGCAACGGACAAGACGTGACGCTGCGGAGGTGCCGAATCTTTGGTGACGCCTCGTTGTCGAACTCTCGCGGTGAGACGAGCAACCAAACCAACGGCGGCTGCTTCGGTGTGATTGCTCGCAGCGGCCCGGTCAGGCTCTACGATTGCGAAATGAATCTCAAGGGACGCTCGCAAGCGGATCAAGACGCGAACAGTTCGTGGACGCCGAGAATCTGTGGAGTCGTGGATCGTGGCGGAGGCGGTGACGCGGCTGGCCGCGCAGCAATCGAGATCATGGGACTCAAAATCGCCATCAACCCGAACGGCGCGACAACGTTCTACGACCTGCAGCTTGAGTTTCCATATGTCCAAGACGCGCTACGATGTACATGGTCGTCATGTCTCGGTGACGGGGCCGACGGCGGCCTTAGCAAGAGTTGGTGAATCATGGTAAACAACAATCCAGACTCAAATGGTGAGAAACCACTTATAGCCAGACTGAATGGCAGTGTCGGAAAAAAGGTCGCGAAGGATGTCCGCAATATGCGTCAGAAGGTCATTGACCTGAAGCGGATCATGGTCGATTCTATCAAGCCGGAAGAGCTATTTCAGTTAATGCGAGACTCTATCGAACTAGCTCTAGCCGGCAATGGGGACGCCAAGAAGTGGGTTGTGGATACGATAATCGGCACGCCTATCAAGTCGCCGGATCTGACCGAAGTCAGCGAGACGCAGGAAGAAGATCCCAAGGTAGTGCTATTGGATTGGAGGCGGAATGGCATCGACACCACCGCTGAATCCAACTGACTTGGCAATCTCGCCTTGGGACCATCAGGCGGAATTGATTCTGACCGACAGGCCGAGAACGATTTGCATCGCTGGTCGCCGCTCTGGAAAGACGCAGGGGGCCACAATGAGCGTCCTAGCCCGCGCCTGGCAGCGGCCGGGCATTTACTGGTGGATCGGCCCGACAGCCATCCAGATCGGCGTGGGAATAGACACCATGCATGAGGTGCTTGGACACCGGCATGACGTGCTGTTTCGCAAGAGTGAAAACACGTTCTACCTGCCGAACGGGAGTCGGATCACATACCTTTCGGCAGCCGGCGATAAATCGCTCCGCGGCCGCGGTCTGAGCGGATTGGTGATTGACGAGGCGGCGTTCGTGAAGAGAAGCGTGTGGGAGCAAGATTTAAGTCCGGCGTTAATGGATAAACGCGGCTGGGCTGTGCTGGCGAGCACCCCTAACGGGATAAACTGGTTGCATGACCTTTATCAAGCGACAAAGAACGATCCAGAATGGCTTCATTTGCATTACCCGACATGGGTAAACCCTACAATTACGGAAGAAGAAGTCAGGGCCAAGCGGACGCCTTACAACGAAAGTGCTTGGCGTCAGGAATACATGGGCGAGTTTGTCGCCTCGGCGGATGCTATCTGGCCCGCAGAATACTGGGAAGACGTGCTCGTGGATTCGATTCCAGAGGCGTATCAGCGCTCGGCTCTGGCGGTTGATCTATCGGAAGGAAATATGGCCAGCGATTATCAGGGCATTGTCATGCTCGGTTGGTCGAATCACAAACAATACCTTCACGTGGAAGCCCTGAGAACGTCTGGACCGAAGCTACTTGAGCATGTAAAGAAATTGTCGGATCGTTATCGACCTGAAATGCTCGTCGTCGACTGTAGCGGCATGGCGCTGTGGACCGCTGATTCTTTCCGCAGCATGTGGCCCGAAGGTGGAATGCCAAAGCTCGTTCCAGTGAAGCTCCACGAGCATAAGACCACGAGGATTCAACGCCTTGCTGCACCATTGCATCAAAAGCTGGTGAAGGTTCTGGCCAATGAAGGTGGCTGGGAGTTGATCCGAGAGGGGCGCGATTTCCCAAGCACATTGACGCATGATGACTGTCTCGATGCTTGGAGCATGGCCCTCGATAGCCTCATCCACTCGACCGCAGCTTAGCCGATAGTAGGTAATCGACACGGGGATTCAGGCAAAGATGCGAATTGAAGACCTCTTTCGCACAGACGTTTAGCAAGTTCACGAACGGTGCACTCGCCGACATTCTTTGCAGAAAGAAAATCATCCTCACTGTACGATGCCGCCTGCTCCCAAGTGTTGATCCCGGCATGTCTTAAAACATTAAACAGCCTTCCGCTGATTTCAGTTCTAAGAATGAGAGATTGGTCCTCTTTTTGTTCTTTGGGAAGAAGTCGCTGGCACTCGCGGAGTGCCTTGGCTGCTCTTTCGAGCAAATCGGCTAATGCGTTCAAATCGCTCATGCCTGAAAGTCTACTGTACCCCCGTTCAGCTTGCAATCGCTATAGAGCTGCCCTATGCTGAAGGGCGTTGGCTGTCACGCTATCCCAATTCACGCCCCCGCGCTTGCGTCATCTTTCAGCGTGACAGCCGAAGTCGGCGCGAGCCGGGGGCTTTTTAGGAGACCATGCCATGAGGAATGAACCAATTAAGACCGATGTGGGCGAGTTCTTGAATAGTGCTGTGATCTGGCTCGTACTGGGGTTTTTCGTCATTCCCGCTGTGGTGATGGGCATTATCCAATGGGATTTGGAAAACACCGGGAAGATAGCGCAACCCCTCAAACCGGGTCAGAATGCCGGCAACGTCAAGACGCCGGCCGATCATTAACGGCTTTCTCTATGGCCAAATCGAAAAGCCGTTCGATAGCCGCGTTTGGATTGAGCCTCCGCAGCTTCCGAAGCAGCTTGAACGCTTCGCGCTTCTTGGCTCGGCGTGCAGCGGCGAATAAGTCCTTGTAGCTAAAATGAGCCGCGTAGTTCTTTTGCAGCCGAGCGATTAACTCTTCTCGCTGTGCGATACAGCCTTCGATTTTCAAGCGATCCATGTCCGCCTTGATCTTCGGACAGTCGCAGCCAAGGCTAGCGCGCAAACCGAGCGTATTGGTCAGAATCATGTACTCCTCGCCCGGACACGCACCCTCGCACGGCGGCTCCGGCTTCGGTCCCTCACCGCATTCAGGATCAACCTTAGCCGGATCGAAGTCTAGCGTGTTCGGCGCGACCTTGTGACCGCAGACCTCGCAGACAATGCGGTCGGGCCATGGCGGAGGCGGGAACTTGTGAAGCATCAGACGGCCGTCACCTGGACCGTGGCAGGATACGCGCTGCAGCTAAATCCGGGGAATGATGTCAAGGGCACAGTCCACGACGTATTGCAAGGGACCGGCGTCGTGTCTGGCCCGAGATCGAGCGTCCAGCCAGCTTCCGCGGAGGTACGCGGAGCAAAGAGGAATACGCTGAGGACAATTCTGTGAGCAATGATGCTGAACCCAACGGTCAAGCCACCGCTTCCGTGAAAAGGACACCAATTCATTTCTAGGTCCCACTCGCAGACATCTATACCGGAAGGGCAGGTTCCAGAGCCGTAAGCCCCAACGCATTGCGGGCAAGTAAACATATGGCCGTCCAGTGCCGATATGCAGGTTGAGCAATCCCCGTTAGAGAATCCGCCGCTCGGAAAGTTCACCTGCATGGTTTGCGGCGTCGTGCCCGATATGCAATTGTCGGGACAATCCACACCTGGAGGATGAGAACAACAGCATGGTTGGACTTGAATACCGGCCATTCAGCACGCGACCCAAATAAAATCCCAGCGCGCATGAGTCGTATCATAGACACACAGGCAGTGCTTGCCGCTTGTGCCCGTAAAGTCGCTGTTGCTGTCGTGAACTACAATCGTTCCGGACACGGTACTATTGATAGCAACGGCAACTGAGACGTTGACGCTGCCGCCGAGCGTCAGAGTTCCGGTAAGTTGCCCCTTTGCCATTTGAGCAGTCGCGGAAGCGACGGTCGGCTTCAACAGCAAGAATCCATCGTCCGTAGGGTCTGGCGAGTCGTGCGTGAAACTGAACCGAAAGGAATAGACAAACGCCTTAGCACCGAAATTAGCGCTCGGGCTATTCGTGTCGGTTACATCCAGTCGAGCTTCTGGCCATTGACTCGTGCCGGTCATCCCGAATTCGTAAGTGACTAGATAGCACTGTTGATAGCCGTTCGAGTCAAGACCGCCATTGGAATTGGGGTCACCTCCAATCAAGGCCGTAAACACAACCTCGGTCCGAGTGCTTGGAATCGCAAAACGCGGATCGCCGTTTGGCATTTGAGCGCTGTTAGCGCCAGATATAACTGGATCGCGGGTTGCCAAAACTCGCGTCTTGAAGGCTCCAAATTTAGCCCGGTTCATGGCGGATTGATTCTGTTGAAAAAAGCCTGGAGGAAGTTGACTTCATTATAGGGCTTTTGACTTGCATCGCCGACATAATGGATGTTTTCATATGTTCCGTTATATCGCGCTGTTTTGTTCCAGCCGATGCTGTTGTAGATGAAGTTGATCGTTACGGTGTTATGATTGATTGCCGGATCAAAATAGTCTCCGTAAGGCTCAATATCAGCACTGTCGGCAAGTATGGTCCATCTAGTCATTCCGAATAGAGTTGTACTGTTTACTTTTCCAAGATCATCTTGAAATACTGTTTTCGGCGCTAGGCCATTTCCGGAGTACAGCAAACTGTCAGGAATATCGTGGAAAATGCAAGTGATATAGCTGATTCCCGACGTTACGAAATTGCCCAAAGTGGCCGGGAGATTATCGCTATCAAATGCCCAAATTGCGAAACCGAAATTGCTGTGTTGATTGGTTTGTTTGATGCGGACTTCAACCCAGTTCGGATTGTATAGATTGGCATTGTCGTAGGCGGTTTCTGCTCCCATATCATACGGACGACTCGTGTAACTGAGCGTCAATAATCCGAGCTGAAACGGAATCGGCGTCCTAATTCCGGCGAAGTCCTGTGGTCCGCAGGCTACCGATTGAACACTCACGATGTCTTTACAATAGAGTCCCGGAATGTAAGGATGCTGGTGGGGAGTGATCTTCTCGCCTGTCGGCTCATACCAGCCTCCAACGAGCGTCGTGCGCAGGATTTGAGCCAACGCTGGATCGGAGATCGCATCCCAATTAGTCCAGTACCTCATCATGGCGGCCGAATTCTGGTCAAAGCTGATTCGTTCATCCGTGAAGGCATCGCCGGATTCTTGATAAGCCTCGAAGAAGAGGATTTGCTTGCCGCCGGGGATTGTATCGCACGGATTAGGAAGCGTCGGCATCGGGCCGGACGCCAGGCTGAGCATGTTAGACTTGAGCACGTCGGTATTCATTTGGGGCCGTCTCCGACACTCGTCTTCTTCGATTCCTGGTTGTGCTGGTTATCGGGAGTATCGTCATCACCCCCGCCTAAGCCAAACCCTGCCATGATGCTCCGCGCCGCCCCATAGACGACTCCCGCGGCACCGGGCATTTCCTGGATCATTTCAGCGGCTCGTTTGGTGTTAGGGGGTATGTTGTCCGGGATTTTCTCGCCTCCGATAAGTTTTGCGGCTTGGGTTGCGACCCGATTGCCGGCTTGGATCGCCCCTTGTGTGAGCAATCGTAGCGGACTTGTCTGGTAATCGAGAGCATTGGCGTTTTCCTTGTTCCATTGGGCCATCCCTGAACCAGCATTAAACTCGCGAAACAATTGACCTTTAATGAGTTGTATAGCT